TTGGCAGTAAACGGAACTAACGGAAGATTATTTACAGTATCTGACGACTTATCTGATTCTTTATTCTCAGTAAATACTATAGCAGGACTTCCAGTAATAGAAGCTTTTGCCGATAATAGAGTAAACATAGGACAGTACGGAGCAGAAGCTATTAGAGTATCAGGATCACGAGCCTTCATAACAGGTTCGTTATTTGGTACAGCTTCTTATGCGACTTTTGCACAAACACCAACAGTAACAGGAGCAACAGGAGTAATCGGAGTAAGCGGAGCTACAGGACCGATAGGTGTAACAGGAGCAACCGGACCAATTGGAGTAAGCGGAGCTACTGGAGTAATAGGAGTATCTGGAGCAACAGGCGTAATAGGAGTATCTGGAGCAACAGGCGTAATAGGAGTAAGTGGTGCAACCGGAGTAGTAGGTGTAAGTGGAGCTACTGGAGTAATAGGTGTAAGTGGAGCAACAGGAGTAGTCGGGGTATCTGGGGCAACTGGGGTAATAGGTGTAAGTGGAGCTACTGGAACAGTAGGGGTAACCGGTGCAACAGGGCCAGCAGCAGGATCAGCAAACCAAGTAGTATACAAAAATAGTTCAAACGTTGCAGCAGGATCATCTAATTTAACATTTGATGGAACTACATTATTTGGAACACAATTCAGTGCACCAGCTCTAAGTGCAGGAAGCTCAGGAAACTTAAACACAGACTTTAACAATACACCAGCAAATACTTTTAGGTACCAAGGAGATCAAGCTAGTTTAACTAACAGTCCAGGAAATACTTGGTGGTTCTACCAAAATATGAGACATAGTAATGCGTCAAACTATTGGGGAACACAAGTAGCATGGGGTTGGGAGGATAACGCAAATAAATTAGCAACAAGAAATATAACCGGAGGTTCTTTTGGATCTTGGGTATATTACTTAAACAGTGCTAACTATAACTCATACGCACCGACTCTAACAGGAACAGGAGCATCAGGTAACTGGGGTATTAATATAACAGGAAATGCAGGTACAGCTACTACTGCAGGTGTAATTGCATACTCACCTAACAGAACAGATGGAACAGCATACCCAGTTTTATGGGGAGCTGGATCTACAACTACTCAGGCGTATTCTGCAGCAGCAGTTACTATTCAATCTAGCACAGGTACATTAAACGCAACTACTTTAGCAGCAACAACTCAAATCACTGCACCAATATTCTACGAGACTGGCACCACATCATATTATGTAGATCCAGCAAGTACATCTAGATTATTTCAGTTGGAAGTATATGAAAAAGTTCGAGCTGGGAACGGTTATGCAGGAGAGCCAACATTCACATTCACAGGAGATACCAATACAGGTATGTATAACATATCAGCAGATGTATTAGGATTCTCAACAGCTGGAACTGCTAGAATGGCAATTCATGACAACGGAAAAGTATCTGTAAATAATACTGATAATACATTAGGGCAATTCTCAGTAAATAATAATGCATCAGTTACATCATATAATACAACATTTCGTATGCTTGAGGGAGCTACTTTTAAAAATGATACTATACTTGGCTGGAATGTAGCAGGACAATATTCATTTTTTGGTAACTATCAGAACTTTCCGTTAATACTTAGAACAAACGATCAAAATAGAGTTTGGATTACTGCTGGTGGCGCTATGGGATTAGGTATAACACCTACCAATACTGCCGGTAGATTTGAAGCCTCAAATGATATAGTAGCTTATTCTACTTCAGATAAAAGATGGAAAAATAATATTGTAAAAATAGATTCTCCATTAGAAAAAATATCTCAAATTAGTGGAGTTGAATTTGATTGGATAGAAGATGAACCATTCCATGGTAATAAAGGACATGATGTTGGAGTTATTGCTCAAGAAATTGAACTAGTAATACCAGAAGCAGTTCAAACTAGAGAAAGTGGAATGAAAGCTGTTCAATATGATAAAATTATACCTTTATTAATTGAAGCTATAAAAGAATTGCAAAAAGAAATTAAAGAATTAAAAAAATAAAAAATAAATGTTATGAGTAATGCATCTTGCGGGATAGCAACGGTTATTATAGGTAGAGAATTTTCATTAACACCTCTACTAAGTTATTTTAAAAATGTAGAAGTACCTGAGAATATAGATGTGAATCTGTATATAGTATTAGGATGCGATGCAGACTTTGAAATATTGGTAAAAGATAGAATTAAAGAGTTAGAATTAAGTAGTAAATATAATAACATTTCTTATATAAAAGGAGTTTCAAAATGCTATTCTGATTTGAGTTGGAATGAATGGGAAACATTTACAAGACAACAAGACCCAGAAAAAAAACATAGAGCTGCATTAGAGAATATTGAGATAGGATTAGATGCTGCAAAAAATGAAACATACGTTCATTTTGTAGATGACGATACAATACCGCCAGTTAATGCTTTAGAAGATTTATTAAAATCTTATCAGAGTATTAATAATTGCGGAATAGCAAGTGGTATTTATTTTAATAAGACTTGGGTAGAGCCTACAATAGCAGTACGGAAAGTAGAAACATCTAGAAGAATAGTAGGAAGTTTTAAGAAAGAGACTTGGAAAGGATGTTCTATTGATGATTTAGCAATTGAAAATTATCAAGATGTAGGATTTGTAGGAAATGGATGCATGTTGTTATCAGGTAGTGATGTAAAAAAAATAATACCCCTACCTAAGTGGCATGAGGATGGAGATGATATAGCACCACCGGATTTTATAATATGTAGACGAATTAGAAGATTAGGTAAAATAATATCCATAGTTCCATCTGTTATAGCTGAGCATTTAGATCAATCAGGTGAACCAGTAGGACTTACATTAAAGTATTTAGAGAATATAAAAAACTCAACAGGTACTTTAAAATGCCTAGTTACACATTATAGTAAGTATCTGAATTATGAAATACTAAGTAAACAGTATGATAAAATATTAGTTATCTACTATACTGAAACTCATAAGGAAGTACCAAGCAAATTATATAACCTCAGTAATATAGAAATTATAAAGAGGAGTATAAAAGAAACTTGTAACAAATACTCAGATATTAGGAACTACAAGGAAATTAGAGGAGAGACTATGCAGTATGATATTTTAGAAGAAATGCATAATTTTATTAAAGATAAATTTAACTATGTAATATACTACTATAACATATTAGGTAATGTAATAACAAAAATACCTTTACTAGACAGTAGAAATTTAAAAAAATTATTGAATACAAAACCATGAATGAACAAATTAGGTTATCAGAAGAAGAAATAGGAGTAAGTAGTACTCTTTATAAAAAAAGAATTGAATATTTGATTAAGCTAGGTGAAGTGAAACTTGCAGAAATTACTAATGAAAAAATTACTGAAGAGACTTACTTTAACCTACTGGAGTTAAACACAAGAGAAATTCAGTTTAAAGAATTACTAACTGAAAGATATGGAATAGGATCTATTGATTCAGCTACAGGATACTATATAAAAAAATAGAAACAGCTAATAGAGTAAATTATGACTTATACTTGGAAAGTAACAGGAGTTAAAACAGTAGATACAGGAGATGTAACAGACGCAGTTATACAGACCTATTGGGAAAAAACAGGAACTGATGAAAACGGAAATGAAGCAACATTTACAGGAGCAACACCATTTCCGCAATCTACAATTAATTCAGAAACGTTTGTACCATATACAGAATTAACAGAAGAAATTGTACTAGGATGGATTCAAGCTGTTGTTGTAGGTTCTTACGAAGAACACGTAAATGATCAAATACAAAAACAAATTGACGCTAAGGCTATTAAAACACCAGGACTTCCTTGGGCATCTGAATAAACTAATAAATTAAAAGTAAAGTAAATGGCATTACCAGCTAGTGGAGTATTAAGCTTCTCAACAATAGCAACAGAGTTAGCAACAGCCCCGCCATTCTCTCTAAGAAGTATGTCTTCAATAGCAGGATTTTCTACTCCTGATGCTGTAAGTGAGTTTTATGGATACGGTGCTGTGACTTATACATACCTTAATAACTATGCTGCAGGAGATCCTTGTAACTATGACTATTGGGAGATCTATTTAGGAAGTGATGGGATATACTACAGGTTTGATGGAGCATATTACGACCCAATGTATAATTATACAGACCTCTGGTACGAATACCTATATTATGAACCATTATTTCCTGCTGATATATACCAAGAATGGGAGATTAATTCAGCCTCAACAGTATTGACAAGTAATGGAAATGTAGCAGTTAACTGTTTTTAAGTAAAGATGAAAGAGAAAATAGAGCCATATACAATTGAAGGTCAAGGAGTAGCTACAGAAGCTTTAGTTGAAATACAAAGTCGGTTTACAACACAAGACAAAGCAGTAATCTACTACGATTTAAGAGATAAAACTCAGACAAGTACTGTACGCGTACTCACCACAGGTGAAATACTTACTCTACCTTATAAAATACTATCTTATCAAAAAATAACAGTTACAGGAGATGATCGTGCCGCTATTGGAGCAGATGCAACATTTGCATCAAATATAGTATTTAGAGAGAGAACAGATGTAGTAAAAAGATCAAGTTCGACTGCTATTATGGTAGGAATATCTTATGGTGATTCAAAAGAAGCTTGTATGAATTTCATTAATGGAAAAACAAAAGTATTTTATATAGATAATGAAGACTTCAGTCTTGCTACTCTACTGGCCGAAGACGAAGGTATGACTATGGGAGTAAAAGATGCAGTATATATCGCCGGCGATTCAATAATCAGGTACTGGAAAGGAGATGGTTTTGATCAGGAATTCCTAGACGTTTGTGAAGAGTAATAATAAAAACAAATAAAAACAAATGACAACATTTAATTGGACAATCTCTGCAGTAGAGAGAGAAGTAAACCTAGACGGTTTAGAAAACGTAATTAAAACAATTCACTGGAGGTACAAAGGTACAGACGAAAACGGTGTAACAGCTGAAACTTATGGAGCAACCGCTATTGGAAATCCAAACCCCGAAAGCTTCACACCTTGGGAAGAAGTATCAGACCCAGTAGCAATTGGATGGTTAGAGGATATAATGAATACAACACCGGCGCTAATGCCAGAAGGAGCAGAGACAAGCCCTACTACGTTAGAGAGACTACAAGCAAATATCGAAGCACAAATTGCACTACTTGTTGCACCTAAAACAATTACAGGTCCTTTATATAGCGCACCAGTTGTAGAGGGAGTAGTAGGAGAAGAAGTAGTGTTGGATACTCAAGAATAAATTACTATATTATAGTATTAATCGATTAACATAAAAATAAGTTTCATGGAAAACAAAAAATTAACACAAGAAGAGTTACAACAAATTGAAGCAGTAAAACAAAAAAGCCAAGCAGTTGTACAAGAATTAGGTCAGATTGAATTATTAAAATTAAATCTAAAGAGTAGAAGAGAAAGTGTACTTGCTTTTTTAGAAGAATTAAAACAAGAAGAAAAAGCATTGGCTGAAGCATTAGAAACTGCTTACGGAAAAGGTTCAATTGATCTTGAAAAAGGAGAATTCACACCTCTAGTAGAAGAAGTAGAAGTAGCAGAATAATTACTGTAAAAAGTAAGAGGAATATAAGGAGGGTTTTGACTCTCCTTTCCTATTTATTAGAGAATATAGAACCTCTAATCATATAAGATGGTTATCGAAATCCCAAGATATTTATAATAAATTAAAACAAATTAAATAAACATGGCAGAATCAATTATCTCTCCAGGAGTATTTACAAGAGAAAACGACCTTTCTTTTATACAACCAGCACCGGTAGCGGTAGGAGCAGCATTTATTGGACCAACAGTTAAAGGGCCTGTAGAAATGCCTACAGTAGTAACTTCTTATAATGATTATGTAAGAAAGTTCGGAGTAACTTTCGCCTCAGGTTCAGACAAATTCGAATATTTAACTTCATTAGCCGTTAAGAATTACTTCTCTCAAGGAGGTAATACAGCCTTAATCACTAGAGTCGTAGACCACATTGGCCCTGATTACTCAGAAGCACAAAGTACAAACATTGCTTCTAACAAAGTAACAGGAGTAAATAGAGCAACTGGATCAGGAACTTTAACAAATGACATTGCAGTCAATCAAGAGTTTAAAGTACAGTACGGAACAGCAGCTTATAGATTTATTCCAGCAGGTACCCCACTTCCAGCAGATAGTGGAACAGGTAATGTATACTTCTTCCAATCAGGTTCAACAATTGCAGCAACAGTAACTAGCTTAGCAGCAGAAATTAACAATGCAATCCCAGGAGTATTACAAGCAACAGGATCAGGAGCAAATTTACTTTTAAGCGGATCAGTAGCTGGTACTTTAAGAAATGGAATTACATTCTTTACAGGATCTATTACAGACTCTACCGTATCATCAAGCTTATTCACAATAGCAGGAGGTACAGACGCAGCAGCTTCTTCTTTCCCATTCTCAATTAATACAATAGGTAAAGGAGCTATTTACAACAACTCTCCTCTAGCAACAGATGCAGGAGCTCAAAACTCTGACGGATCTTTAGTATCAGGTTCAGAAGATAACTTAAGATGGGAAATCACAAATGTAAATAACTCTAGAGGTACTTTTACATTATCAATAAGAAGAGGAGACGATAGTACAAATACTAAAGTAATCTTAGAAACGTTTAACAACCTTTCATTAGATCCAGCTTCAGATGATTATATCGAGAAAAGAATCGGTAGTCAATATACAACAATTGGTACAGACGGAAGTTCAACATTTTTAAGACTAGTAGGAGATTATCCAAATAGATCAAACTTTATTAGAGTAAGTGCAGTAAATTTACCTACAATTAACTACCTAGGAAACGACGGAGTATCAGTTAATGCAGATGCAGCAGGACTTTCTTACTCAGCATCTTTACCGCAAGCAGTTTCTGGAGCATTTCATAGTGCAGGAGGTACAATTATAGCAGGAGCTAACTTCTTTAAAAACATAGACGCTCAAACACAGGGATTAATAGCAGGAGATTATACAGATGCAATTGCATTATTAGAGAATAGAGATGATTATCAATTCAATGTAATAACAGCACCAGGAGTAACTACAGCAGATCACTCAACAGTAACAGACGCACTTATCTCTTTAGCAGAAAATAGAGGAGATTGTATTGCAGTAGTAGACTTAGTAGGATATGAATCTACACTTTCTCAAGTAACAGATGAAGCAGCAGTATTAAATAGTTCTTACGCAGCATCTTACTGGCCTTGGTTACAAACTAAATCAGCTACAGGTAAGAATGAATGGATACCAGCTTCAGTTGTAATACCAGGAGTTTATACATTCACAGATGCAGCTTCAGCACCATGGTTTGCACCAGCAGGACTTGTAAGAGGAGGTATTCCAGGAGTAATTCAAGCACAAAGAAGATTAACAAAAGGAGAAAGAGATACTTTATACTCAGGAAAAGTAAATCCAATTGCTTCTTTCCCAGGAACAGGTATATCAGTATTCGGACAAAAAACATTACAAACAAAAGCTTCAGCTTTAGATAGAGTAAACGTTAGACGTTTGTTAATAGAACTTAAGAAGTTCATTGGTGACCAAGCTAAAAACTTAGTATTCGAACAAAATACTATTGCAACAAGAAATAAATTCTTAGCGACGGTTAATCCTTACTTAGAATCAGTAGTACAAAGACAAGGTCTTTATGCATACAGAGTAGTAATGGACGAATCTAACAACTCAGCAGATGTAGTTGATAGAAATCAATTAGTAGGACAAATCTACATTCAACCAGCTAAAACAATTGAATTCGTAGTATTAGACTTCACAATTGAACCAACAGGAGCAACGTTTGTATAATATTTAGAAACACAGATATTTATAATTAAATAAGTAAACAATAAAATGGCAGTATTAGATCCAAACGAAATAATGTTCAGAGCCTTCGAACCAATGGTTCAGCACAGGTTCGTAATGTACATAGACAATATCCCAGCATTCATGATTAAAAACGTGAAAGCTCCTAACTTTCAAGATTCTATGATCAAACTTGATCACATTAACTCTTACAGAAAAATAAGAGGAAAAAGAGAGTGGCAGGATATGGATATGACTTTATACTCACCAATCACACCTTCAGGGGCTCAAGCAGTAATGGAATGGGCTCGTTTAGGATATGAATCAGTAACAGGTAGAGCTGGATATTCAGATTTCTATAAGAAAGATTTAACTTTAAACATTCTAGGTCCTGTAGGAGATATCGTAGGGGAATGGATTATCAAAGGAGCTTTCTTAACAAAAGGAGATTTTGGACAATTTGACTGGACTTCTGCTGACGGAGTAGTAGAGATAGGAATTTCAATTGCAATGGATTATTGTGTATTAAATTACTAATAACCACTCAAATAAAATTAACAAGCCTGGCAGTAGCCGGGCTTTGTTGTTTTAAAAAAGTTTTTTTCATATATTTATATATAGAAAAAGTTACTAACAAATAAAATTTATGGAACAAAAGCAAAAATTTCCTACCGAAATGGTAGAATTACCATCAAGAGGGTTACTCTATCCTAAAGATTCTGCATTAGCAGAAGGTAAAATCGAGATGAAATACATGACAGCTCGTGAGGAAGATATTCTAACAAATCAAAACTACATACAACAAGGAGTAGTTATTGATAAATTACTACAATCTCTTATTGTAACTCCAATCAACTACGGAGATCTTTTATTAGGAGATAAGAATGCAATTCTAGTTGCTTCTAGGGTATTAGGGTACGGTAAAGATTATGAATTTGAATACAAAGGACGAAAAGAAGTAGTTGATCTTGCAGAATTAAAAACTAAAGAAATTAATTACGATGCTCTTAAGGGAGGTAAAAATGAATTTGCATATATAATGCCATCTTCAAGTACCAATGTTACTTTCAAATTACTTACTCACGCAGATGAGCAATTTATCGATCAAGAAGTAAAAGGATTAAAAAAATTAACAAAAGATGCTTCTCCGGAATTATCTACAAGATTGAAAAGAATAATTACTTCTGTAGAAGGAGATTCAACACCTAAAGCAATTAGAGATTTTGTCGATAATTACTTATTAGCAAGAGACTCTAGAGCATTTAGAGAACACATTAGACAGGTACAACCGGATGTTGACTTAAAATTCTTCCCAGAAGATGGACCTGAAGGAGGGGTAGATATCCCAATTGGGGTTAGCTTTCTTTGGCCTGACGCCGGAATATAGAGCCGGGTTATTTGCTCAACTACATGACATAGTTTTTAACGGACAAGGAGGGTACTCTTTCGATACAGTATACGAGTTTCCGATATGGTTAAGAAAGTATATTCATAGAACTATGGTAGAACATTATCAAAAACAGAATAAGGAACAGCAGCAGCAATCCGGTAAGGCATCGGTATTGCAAAACGGACATATAAAAGCACCGGATTATAGTACAAAAGCTTCTAGATAATAGAAGCTTTAGCTATTTATATTAAAATCTTTATTGAATGTCAGATCAATACGAAAATAAAAATGCCGGGGAATTAAGAGACATTCTTAAGTCCATAACAGGGGAACTTTCTAAACAGAGAACTATACAAGCTGAATCAGCAGCAGAGTATAGAAAAATGGATAGTATTGCAAGGAACCTTCAGGACACTTCTATGGGGATAAGTAATCTGACTTCTGAAGAGTTAGACAAACTTAGATCAAAAAACCAAAACCATATAAAGGAGTTACAGTACCAAGCTGAAAGACTAGCTAGACAAAAGATAGGTTTAGGGTTTGAAGGAAAAATAACTGCAGAAACTATAGAAAGGTTAAAGTACCTAGATAAGTTATCAATACAGGAAGAGGCAATCTTACGAGCAGCAGCTGATCATTTTGAAATTGAAAAATCACTTACAGCAGAGGTAGAAGATCAGTATAAAAAAAGACTGGCATTTGAAAAGCAAGTAAGTAACTCATTAGGAGTTAGTGGAGCAATCATAGGTGGTATAGATGGGATAATGAGTAAACTGGGAATGAACTCAGGAATATTCAAAGACTCTATAGAAGAATCTAAGAAAGCAATGCAAGAGGCTGCAGAAGCAGCAGCAAGAAATGGAGAGCATATAAGTAAGACCGCTATCATGATGAAAGGCTTAGGTCCCTTAGCTTCCGGCTTTGGAAAAGCTCTTTTAGATCCATTAACAATAATTACAGCAATATTAGACGGATTCTTCCGAGTAAATAAAGCATCTGTAGAAGTACAACAGTTAACAGGTCAATACGAAACATCTATTGCAGGAGTTAATGATAGATTAGCAACATCAGCACAATTTTTACAAACCGCAGCAGAACTAACAAAACAGTTAGGAGTATCCGCAACTCTAGTATTTGCACCAGATCAAATAGCACAATTAGCAGAAGCTAAAAATTTATTAGGACTTTCAGCCGAACAAGCAGGTAGAATGGGAATCTTAATGAAGACTACCGGAAAGTCTGCAGATCAAGTAGGACAAGGAATTTACGATACAGTAAATGCGTATAATGGAGCAAATCGAGCAGGAATAGCGCACGGAGTAGTGTTACAGGATGTACTAGGTGCTTCAGATAGTATAACAGCTTCTTTAGGAAATAGTGAGAAGAAGATAGGAGCTGCAGCAGTAGCGGCAAGAGGATTAGGATTAAGTCTAAGCGAAGTAGATGAAATTGCAGGAAGCTTTCTTAATTTTGAAGATTCTATATCTGCAGAATTAGAAGCACAATTACTTACCGGGAAAAACTTAAACCTATCTAAAGCAAGAGAACTTGCATTGAATAACGACCTAGAAGGAGTAGCTAATGAACTAAAGAAGAACGGAGCATCAGCAGCAGAGTACGCTGGTATGAACCGTCTTGAACAAGAAAGTTTAGCTAAAGCATTAGGAATGTCCAGAGATCAACTTGCTAAAAGCGTACTAACGCAAGAAGCAATGAAGAACATGACTGACGAGCAAATAGCAAAAGCAAGAGGAGTTACTTTAGAGCAGTCAAAAGCAATGGATGTTCAAGAAAAGATGCAAGTAGGTATGCAAAAATTAGCAGAAGCATTTGCCCCAGTCTTGGATGTAGTTGTTAATTTAGTAGATGCATTGATGTTTGTAATAACACCTGTAGCAAAGCTTATTGCAATGGTAGTAGGAAACCCTATAGGAAAAGCAATACTTCTAGCAGTAGTAGCAGCTAATTTCTTAGGAGTAGCAGTATCGGGAGTAGGGAAAGCTTTTGGATCAATGTACCAGTTAGGAGCAAAAGCTCTAACAGGTATAACAAGTTTATTTAAAAGTGGAGGATTAAAATCCGCTTTAGGAGGCCTTAAAGATAATTTAACAGGAGGATTTAAAGGAGGAGCTGGAGGCTTAAAAGATAAGATAATGGGTCCAGCAGCTGATAAGACGAAAAGTCTTGCAGGAGATGCCGGAGGAGCAGACGCAAAGAAAGGTGGAGGAATAAAAGGATTTTTAAAAGGACTAGGAGATGGTTTAGCCAGTATGGGTAAACAAATGGGCGATATAATAAAAGGAGCAATAGCATTAGGAATTGCAGGAGTTGCAATAGCAGGAGGATTAGCAATTGCTATGATGATTATTAAAGATGTTGATCCCGCTAAGATGTTAGCATTTACAGGATCAATAGCTATGTTAGGGCTTACTTTAGCCATTATGGGTAAGATAGGAGGTAACGTTATACAAGGAGCCTTAGCTTTAGGAATAGTCGCTCTAGCTTTAATACCAGCAGCATATGCATTCAGTTTATTAAAAGATGTAGATACAGATAAGATTATAGCATTCTCAATAGCAGTACCTTTATTAGCTCTTGCAGCAGCAGGTTTAGGATTCTTACTAACGCCAATTGCTATGGGAGCATTAGCATTAGCAGCTTTAGGAGTTGGATTAATGGCAGTAGGAGCAGGGTTTATGGTGTTAACAGCTGGACAAGCAGGCTTTGGCCTATTCAACCAGTTACTAGATACTATGGCAGACAAAGGAGTAGCAGCAGGACTAGGATTAGGAGCAACAGGAATAGGGATGGGGCTACTAGGAGCAGCAGGATTCCTTGCATTCCCAGGAATGTTATTAGCAGCAGTCGCAATGAGTGCGATGATTATACCACTAACACTACTAAGCGCAGTCGCATCAGCCGGAGTACTTCCAATACTAGCAACAACCTTAATGCAAATAGCAGCCGCAGCACCAGGATTATTAGGAGTTGGAATGGCTTTATTTAGTATAGCAGCAGGATTAGGAGCAGTAGCCCTAGCAGGAGTTCTGGCAATACCGGCAATCGGAGGAGCAGTAATGCTTGCAGCAGTATCACCAGCATTAGTATCTTTAGCAGAAGCTTTTGGAATGGGAGGAGATAGTGCAGGAGAAGCTAAAGGAAAATCAGAGGAAGGATCTATGGCAGTAGTAGAAGCTAAATTAACAGAACTTATAGCAGTAGTAAAAGCAGGAGGAAATGTATACTTAGATTCTAACAAAGTCGGTAGAGCACAAGTACTCGGAAGTTATAAATCTTCATAAATAAACTATTTATAATAAATTAAAACAATTAATATGGGACTATTAGACTTATTACCATCGTCAAACTTAGGATTACAGGGATCTACACCAGCAACAATTGCAAGTGCTAATCCAAATTCAACACTACACAATCAATCATCAATCAATAACACACCAGCGATTGATCAATCTCCTTCTGCTTTAGACTTAGACGGACAAATACCAGTAGTGTCTCCATCAGGACAAGGACTTCCTTACATGAGTAACCTACCAGGATAAAAATTAAATGGCAAACGGACTATTAAATCTCCAGACAGACCTTAAAAGTCTCCGTTATGGAAGCGATAAACCCTACATTACTAAGGATATAAACAACCCTCCTTCTAGTAATCAAACGGGTATGCAAATAACTAAGCGTATAGATGACACTTCCCGTATTGCCCAAATGCTTATTGACCGTCCTGGATTAAAGTACCTAGGAAACGAAGCTTTACTTCAACAGGTAAATGTTGGAGATAAAATAAGAAAAGCAAAAGATAAAGGTAAGAGTACAGTAGGGGCTGTTTTACAGCAAGCTGGAAATACTTTAGTAAATACAGTTAAAATTGCAGGTTCAACTCTTGCACAAGTTCCAGTAAATGGAACAGGTACGCATTTCTTAAAAGGATTTAGAACAGATACATACTTAAGACCAGATCCAGAAGGAGTAAAACCATCAGGCTTTGCTCAATTTTTTGGAGCAGGAGGAGTAGAAGGAGCACCTTACGCACTTAGTGGGAAAGAGGTTCCTATGTATATCAATTCAGATATATACGACCAAAAGACAGGAGAGTTAATTACAGGTAGTAAATTTGGATATGATGAAAAAATAAACAAACCAATTCCTCAAGGTGAAAATAGAACATATTCACAAGGGGATGGAATTATTATACAAGATAACGAAGGTCAAGAAGGCTGGAAACCTTGGTCATCACTTTCAGTAACATCAAGTCTAGTTTCTAGAGACGATACAAAACTATTAAAAGATAGTAAATACGATTCTGACGATACTAAAGACAGAGATAAGCAATCAAGATATTTAGCAGAAGAAGGAAAACCAGTACCAGTAGGTCCTGTTCAGAAATTTGCAAATGGAAATCCACAGCAAAATCAAACAACAGCACAGACAGGTTCCTTAAACAGTCTACCAAACTCAGTAGACTACACAGACCTTATTGCTTCAAAAGATACAATACAGAGTATTGCAGCTTCGGCATTACAGTTAGGAAATAAGTATAAAGATAGATCAACTTTCACAGGTGTAAACACTCAAGACAATGTAAATAGTGTAGCAGCAGGTACTCCAATAAAAGTAAGTAAACAAGCAGGTATAAGAAATACAACTCTAGCATCAGGAAGTATGCCAGGGGGTAGTTTAATTAACTCAGGAGAATATGCCGCACCAATTGCTGAAACCACAGTACCTTCCTCAAGTAAGTATACAGACGGAGCAACTTATACCGGAACAAATACACAGAGTAATATTAACAGTGCAAATGAAGGCGGTTTTATTACAGTAACTGATAAAGTAAATACTGAACAGACTTATAAAGTAGAAGGAAGTATACCTCTATCAGGAAAAGAAGATAATAAAGTTGTTGATGAGAATAGTGTTAATAGAAATGTAAGTGACTTTAGAACAGGTCCAACTTCTTTTGCATACGGCAGTCCTACTATCAATAAAGAAACAAGAGTTAATTTAGGTAACCAAGGTAAGAATATAGGAAAAGTTAGCTACAGTAATATAGATCCAGATAAAGTAGATCAATTAAATGCTTTACAGGAGAGTGAAACTAGAATAGATGGAACAAGCGCAGCAAGAGATTTAGCTAAATTCTACTTTGAAATAATAACACCAGACAATGTAGATGACGGTGATGGTACCTTTCTACACTTTAGAGCACATATTGACAGTATAGATGATAGTTACTCAGGAGACTGGGATTCACATCAATATGTAGGTAGAGCAGAAGAGTTCTTTACATACAAAGGATTTAAAAGAGATATATCAGTAGGGTTTAAAATATCAGCTCAATCTAGAGCAGAGATGAAACCTCTTTACAGAAAAATGGTATACCTAGCCTCAGCTACAGCACCAACTTATGGAGGTGGGTCAAAATTTATGAGGGGTACGCTTGTTAAATTGTCAATTGGTTCGTATTTTAGTCAAATACCGGGGATAATAACCTCTGTTAAGTATACATGGAATCCAGACTATATGTGGGAAATAGCAATGCAAAACCCAGAAGGCGGAGTAGATGATGATCAGCAAGAGTTACCAATGACTTTAGACTGTAGCATTTCATTTAAACCAATTCACAATTTTGCTCCACAAACAGGATTACATCATTACTTTACAAGTCCAGCACCATTAAACGGATCAAAACCGTTTTTTTAAAAAAAATAAATGGCAGATAGATATAAAAATATAAAAGAGGTAATAACTTCAGATAACGTAAGGTATAGGTTAAATGCTATATACCCTGAAATACCTTTATCTCAAGATGACTATTATGTTATCTCCACAGGAGGTGACAGGTATGATACACTAGCTCAGCAATTTTACAAAGACCATACTCTATGGTGGATAATTGCATCTGCAAATAATTCAGAAAGAGCCTCTCTAATAGTAGAGCCAGGCGTACAGTTACGAATTCCCGCTAATAAAGAATATATATTACAATTATATAGTGAGGTAAATAAATCAAGGTAATGGGATTAGAAGTAGGAACAGGCATAAGCCCAGGAATCGCAGAACAGCTCGAAGCAAGAAAAAAAGTCATAGGTAAAACAAAAGATAGAACCAATGACGACTTAATGTACATGAACAGTAAGACTGGATGGGTAAAATTATCTTCCGGTGTTAATACATTAACTGATGATGAAGTAGCTCAACTTAGAATACAGAAAGGCAGACTTACAATAAAAGGAGACGATACATTAGCAAAAGAAAATGTGCTTTTTGGAGGTATAATGAAACCAGGGGGAGGTCTACGACAAGGGATAGACACCTCAGGAAATGTAAACACAAATAGTGCATACTTACTAAGACCTAGTATGGGATTTAGACCTATGGGAGGTATAACATCCATGACAGTAAAGTCAAAGAATACTTACGGTACCTTAAGAGAAGCAGATGTTAAATTTTCTGTATGGTCTTTAGAAGAGTTTGAAGTAATGGAAAGACTTTATCTACGACCAGGATTTACAATGCTACTTGAATGGGGACATTCTCTTTATATTAATAATGATACTACATTAGAGAAAACAATTAAGACAATAAGCCCAGACTTATTTTTTAAGAAAGGTTTAGAAATGTCTAAAATTACAGATGAAATAAAAAAAATAAGACAAGAGAGTGATTACAATTACGAAGGAATGATTGGGTATTGTAAAAACTTTTCTTGGAATTATAACTCAAACGGAGGGTACGACTGTAGTGTAAGTATAATATCAACAGGAGAGATACTAGAATCAGCACCGGTAAAACTCTCCCCAGGTAATTTAATACCTAAAGATGAAATGGATTCTGCAACTAGTGATGAAGGTAAGGAACAGAGAAAAAGTATCTTCCACTACTTCTTACAAAAACTAGCATTACTAAAACAAGGTGTAGTCGGTAAAGAAACCCTTGCCAGCGAAGCACCATCATTAGCTGCCCCGCTACAAGACTTTATAGTATTTTGGGCAGCTGTTGAAATAGATGATAGTTGGCTTTGGGATACAGAGGCACCGATGCATTGGGTACCGCTGGCACTTATCTTAGATATATACAATAATTTTGTAGCGATAAAAGATCTTACAAAAACACCGGGTACTCCAAATGCTACTATGTGTAAGTTTAATACAGATATTAAGAAATCCACAAAGTTTATAACAGGTCCTAAGCACTTTTCACCGGATCCGTTGGTATGTGTAATACTGGCTCCAAACGACGAAGGGTTAGGCGTACTGCCTTTTATACACGGAGCTACCCAAGGTCTGCCAGCGGAAATAACTAGTGATGTACTTAATATATATATTAACTCTCTATACCTAAAAAGCAAGTTTGATGAAGCTTTGGATACAGATGGAAAGTTTAACAAAAGTATGTCCGATGTATTGAAGAGTATTCTAGATGGAGTATCTACAGCACTGGGAGGTATAAATGATTTTGATATAGCATACGATGATGAAGATCAAGGAGGAACTTTTTACGTAATTGATAGAAACTTAACACCAGAAACCAAACCACCTGCAGAATTAACACTAGTAGGGGTTAACAGTATCTATAAAGAAATAAGTATTAGTAGTAAAATTAGTAACGAGACTTCCTCTCAAATTGCTATTGCTGCACAAGGGACAACACAGAACTATTCTGAAAATGTGGAGAACATGTTAAAATGGAATCCAGGTATTGTAGATAGGGTTGTAGTAACTAAAGATGTTCAAGCTAAAAATAAAGACGGAGAAGAGGCAGTAAAAGCAGATCAAGAAGAAATTCTACAGGATTGGAAAGACTCTATAAAAACATTCTTTACAGATTTTACAGGAGGAGGATATGATAAAGACGAGTTAGAAGCTGTAAAAACAGAACACGCTCACTATACTGTAGAAAACGTAACAAGAAGACCGGCTTCAGGAACAGATGCAGGACCATCTCCAATACCTGTTGAACTTACTCTAAAACTAGACGGTATTGGAGGACTTAGAATAGCATCAACCTTTAGAATATCTCCAGGACTTTTACCTGACAAGTATAACGGTAAGTTCGGATATATCATAACAGGGGTAGAACACACAATCGGTACCAATAGTGTATGGGAAACCTCAGTAACAACTCAGTTTTATTTATTAGAACAGTTAAAACAAGAAGCAAGACAACCACAAGTAATTAACCCAACACCGCCACCTTCACCAAAAGCAGTTGGAGCAGCAAATTATACACCACCAGGACCAGTACAACCAGGAGAGGACCCAGCACCTATTATTAATCCTAAGAAAGTAGGAGCAGTAGGTTATAATGCATCACCACTTGTTGCAAACTCAAAAACAAATGGAGGACAGAATGGTTTACTAAGTCAAACAAATCCTAAACTACTTGTATTTATAGGGGAAACTAGCGGAGCAAGTACTTATTACAAAAACCCTGCTACAAAAGCACCAGAATACATGTTACATCCAGCAGCTGCTAAAGCATGGAAAGCCTGGAAAGCAGATATGAAAGCTGCAGGAATTTCCTACAGAATGTCCAGTGCATATAGAAGTAAGGTACACCAAGGAGGATTAAAACCAGGCAGCACTGTAGCAAGCCCAGGATCATCACCACATGGATGGGGAGGAGCATTAGACTTTGGAAACCTTCATGGAATTGTGAATGGAAGCGGTGATCCAAAGAGAAATCAAGAAGGAAGAAAAACTCCTATCTATAAACAAATGGCAACACTGGGTGCTAAACACGGATGGTATAATCCTTGGAGATTATCAGACGTATCAGGTACAGATGAATTATGGCATTTTGAATACTGGGGACCAGCTTAATAATATACCACAATGGCAAACATAGAAGTAAAAAGCTTTACATACAGAACATACCTTGAAGGTATGGACCCTGTTATAGAGGTGTACGCAGATGGGGCATTTGTAAGAAAAGAAGTATGGTCAGGAGTAAATTTTAATATAGATTCCGCAAAAGGACATGTTTCTAGAACAGTAGAAAATTTTGGAGCATTAGGAAAAGGTAATGTAAATTTTTATAAATTAGCACCACCACCACCTCCGCCTCCAACACCGGAAATAGTACCACCACCACCACCACCGGAGCCACCACCAGCACCGGATAGAAAAAAGAAAGGATCTTGGTACTTACCAAAATCTAGATATAGAAAACCTAAATCAACTAACGGAGGAGAATTTGTTATTAAATCTACAAAAGAACCATACACAGGGAGTTATATAGAGACTTTCAAGAAAAAATACTATGCAGGGAGCTCTCCAGAGCAAATGGGTGAGGAGTTAGAAAAGGTAAGAGATAGAGGAGATTTTGACTTATTGGGGGAAGCTTTTGCAACCCTAAGTCCATTACTACTCAAGGCACTGAAAGGAGGAGTAATTAGAAAAAAACCAACCACAAGTGAAGTAGTATTAGGAGAGGTAAAAAGATACTTTACACAAGATCCGGTAACAAATAAAATTGTAGAATTAACAAAACCGGATTATGTAGAGCTTAAAAAACAATTACCAAATAGGAAATATGCAGAAGTGAATTGGAAGATACAAGGTCCTGCAGAAGATATAATGTTTGGAAATTATAAATACGAAGGAGCAGCAACTAAGAATCTAAATACTATAGTAGCACTGGAAAAACAAATGCCAGGAATTACTAGAGTTGTAAGAGACTTTGCATACCTTGTACCGCCAACACGTCCAAGTCAACTATTCATACCAGACACACTTTCAGCAACAGTAAAAGATCCTCTGATAGAATTAGAAAATTACCGAAAAGCAAATTTCGATACAAAAGAATAAAAATAAGGCTTGCTTTTGCAGGCCTTTTTTCTTATATTAAAGAAAAGGTTATAGAAAATGTTTTATATAGTAGAGACAGAGGAGCAAATACAGCTTCTAAAAAATTTAGGAAGGAAAGGAGGGTATGTAGAAGTCATTTCTTCAAATGATAACTACCATCCACTTCTTACAACTACTGTAGCAATCTACTTAAGACCCTTAGATCATCCAGAAGGATACATTATTCCAATAAGCCATGACGAAGGATTAAACTTATCAAAAGATTGTGTCTCTGACATACTAAAAGAATACACAACCCTTTATACGTTTGATAAGAAAGAATTGATGTACCACTTTATATTAAAGGATGTTATAGATCTTTCCCTACTTTATTCAATGACTTCTTACAATAGACTTGAACTTCCAAGATCTAATTCAACTTGCAATTGGTATTACAATCGCTTTCATGATTTTAAAGAAATAAATGCTATAATTCCAATATCAAAGCTATTTGAAAAATGTGAGGAGAATTATAAGTCATTACAAAAGATATTGCAGATTGCAATACCCAATGGCTTTGATTTCTATAATAAAACTGCAACGTCTGTTTTCTTTATGATTGAGAGAGCTGGACTGAGAATAACCTATCAATCTTTTCTAGAATTGTTTAAACCAAACAATCCTGTATATAGTATTGATAACAATATTATATATACTTCGTATAATTTATATAATACAACTTCTCGTCCAACAAATGCTTTTAATTCAGTAAATTTTGCTGCAATACCAAAAGCACCTGAATTTAGAAAAGCAATTATTCCTCAGAACGATGTATTTGTAGAAATGGACTTTGATGGATATCATTTAAGACTATTATGCGAACAAATAGGTTATGAATTAACAGATGAATCCGCACACGTTCAATTGGCTAGACTGTACTTCGGTAAAGATGAAATAGCTGAAGATGAATATGCGAAAGCAAAACAAATTAACTTCCATGCCATTTACGGAAAGATTCCACCTGAGTATGCTTTCTTAGAAATCTTCGATAAGATTCAGAATTATATAAACGGTCTTTGGAAGCAATTTAAAGAACAAGGATATGTAGAAGATCCAATATCAGGAAAAAGATTTACACAAGATCTTCCAGAGATGCATCCGCAGAAGCTTATGAACTATATGATGCAGAGCTTGGAAACCTCAAGAAATATTCTTATATTAAAAGATGTGCTTATGTTTCTTCAAGATAAGAAGAGCAGTTTAGCACTCTATACTTATGATGCTTTTGTATTTGACTTTGATAAATCAGACAGCAAGGAAACACTAGAATCTTTAGAAAAAATAATGAACCAGGGAGGAAAATACCCTATAAAGTTCAAATACAGTAGTAACTTAGTTTTATAAAATAAAAACCTATTTATAAATGATACAAAATAATGTAGCGCCAACAATATTCGATTATGACATCGAGTATAATTTTAATGCAGCCGACATGAGCAATAAGTTATTTTGTACTTTTTCTTCTGAACAACAACTAGAAGGTATATTAAGTACAATACAGACCAAATACAAGATCATTTATAACAAAATTTTCGTTCTTTATTCAAAGAGCCAAGATGAATATATCTGTACATATAATGTAGAATTTGGAAACGTTTCTAATTTCTTAGAAAATACTATCTTAGTACATAGAAAAAAAGAATCAAACACCCTATACACAATCAATTCACTAAATCGTCTAATAGAGTCTTTAAACGGAGGAGTATTAGATACAAGCTTTAAAGTAGATTGGAATGACTATCAAAACTGCATACTATTAACAAAAGGTGCAGAACTAAAAAGAGTCAACACAAAATTATTTAGAATTATAGAACTATAGTTGGAATATCCAATTATATTTCTTATATTATATAGATAAAAGTTTTAATTAAAAATCAGTTACATTATGGACATTAATGCTATCAAAGCTAAACTGGCCGCTTTAAACAGCACCGGAAATCAAGACCGTGAAAAAGTAGACTTCGACAAAATCTATTGGAGACCTGCAAACGGAAAATCAACAATTAGAATCGTTCCTTCAGCTTTTAATGCTGCAGATCCTTTCACAGAATTGAAACTGCACTACAACATTGGGAAGTTCCCTATGATGTCATTGTCGAATTACGGCAAACAAGATCCAATCGAAGAATTTGTAAAAGAGTTAAGAAAGACTTCTGATAAAGACAACTGGTCATTATCTGGAAAGTTATCTCCTAAGTCAAGATTTTTTGCTCCTGTTATTGTAAGAGGTGAAGAAGAAAAAGGAGTTCGTCTTTGGTCATTCGGAGTAAACATCTACAAAGCATTACTTGCTTTAGCAGAAGATGAAGACATTGGAGATTTTACAGACGTAATGAGCGGATGGGATATGGTTGTAGAAAATACACCAGCAGCAGGACCAGGTCAATTCCCAACAACTACAGTTCGTATTAAACCTAAACAAACAACATTGTCAGATGATAATACTAAAGTTGACTTGTGGTTAAAAGAACAACCAAATGCTTTAGAAGTACAAACTCAGTACGACTACGAATACATCAAGAAAAAATTACAAGAGTACCTTAACCCAGGAGAAGAAGTTGCTACACCAGCAAACATTCCAGCAGAATCAATTGCACCAGCAACTCCGGTTGCAGTAGTGGCAGAAGAAACTGATCTATCAGCAACTTTAGGAAATCATAAAACAGATTTCACTTTAGAGACTGCAGTAGAGGGTAACAAAAGTACAGTAAATAAATTTGACGAATTATTTAACTAATAATGGCAGTTAAAAAAACAGCCCCTAAAACCGCTAGCGAGATAATCAAAGGCGGTTTCAGTCTTGATAACTTTAAGAAAAACAAAGGATTTAGTAATTCTTCTGTAAAATTTAAAGAACAAGACTGGATTAAAGTCTCAGATGCTTTTACTGAAGTAACATCTCTCAAAGGAATTCCTATGGGACATATTACTCTCTTAAGAGGACATTCTGATACAGGTAAAACTACTCTATTACTAGAAGCAGCCGTTGAAGCACAAAAGCAACAGATACTTCCAGTATTCATTATTACTGAGATGAAATGGTCATGGCCTCATGCTCAAATGATGGGTCTTCAAGTTGAAGAAGTAGTTGATCAAGAGACAGGAGAAATAACTGACTACAAAGGATTTTTCTTATACGCAGATAGAGGAACTCTAAACACGATAGAAGACGTAGCAGTTTACATATTAGACTTAATCGATGAACAGAAGAAAGGAAATCTTCCTTATGATCTACTATTCTTATGGGATTCAGTTGGATCAGTTCCAAGTGATTTATCAGTAAGGTCGAATAAGAATAATAATGAATGGAATGCCGGAGCAATGTCTACTCAATTTGGAAATAACGTAAATCAAAAGATTATGTTATCAAGAAAAGAAGCAAGTAAGTATACAAATACTCTAGTAGCAATTAACAAAGTCTGGACTGCAAAACCTGAACATCCAATGGGTCAACCTCGATTGGAGAATAAAGGAGGAAAGACAATGTGGTATGACGCAACAGTCATCATTACATTTGGAAACATTACCAACTCAGGTACTTCTAAAATTAAAGCTGTAAACAAAGGAAAGGAATATGAATTTGCTAAAAGAACAAAAGTTCAGATAGAGAAGAATCATATCGATGGAGTACAGTCAAGAGGAGCTATCATTATGACAAGTCATGGATTTATTGCAGACGATAAGAAAGCAATTGATGCATATAAAGACGCACATAAAGGATCTTGGGCTAATACTTTAGGGTCAACAGACTTTACAGTAACAATAGAAGCCGAAGTAGGAGAAGATGTAAGAACCGATATGGAAATGCTCGATGAGTAATTATTTAGACATCCTAAATAAAATCGAAAAAAAACCAGACAGGAAACTAAACGACCATGTTTTGATTGTAGATAGTATGAATACCTTTATAAGGTCTTTTGCAATGCTACAGTCTATGAATCCACAAGGCCATCACACTGGTGGTCTTGTTGGTTTTTTAAGGTCACTGGGTTTTCTAAATAGAACAATTGACCCTACTAGAATCATTTGCGTATTTGACGGACAAGCTTCCTCTTCAAGTAGAAAGAGTATTGATCCTGAATACAAAGCAAATAGAAATATTAAGAGGATTACCAATTGGGAAATATTCGATGATAAAGATGATGAATTCCAGAGCATGACAATGCAAATGGGACGATTGGTTGAGTACCTACAATGTTTACCTCTTACTCTAATCTCTATTGATAAGATAGAAGCAGATGATACTATATCCTATCTAGCTCAGAAATTTGGAGCTAATGGTAAAAAGGTAACAATTGTTTCTTCTGATAAAGATTTTTTACAGATAGTGGACGAAAATATAGAAGTTTATTCCCCTATTAAGAAAAAAACCTATGGAAAAAAAGAGGTACAGGAAGAAGTAGGAGTACTTCCTGCGAATTATTTAATCATGAAAGCACTTCTAGGAGATAACTCAGACAACCTGACAGGTATAAAAGGGTTAGGACCTAAGACATTACTAAAAGAATTTCCAGGACTAGTAAAGCATCCTTTATTTGAATTAAAAGATATTCATAAAATTTGTACAGAAAAATTACAGACTAAGAAAATATTTGCACAAATACTGTATGATTGGAATAAAGTAAAAACTAACTATGAATTAATGAATCTTTTAGAGCCAAGGTTGGGAGATTACGAAATAGTTCATATATTAGATAAGATAAGAGAGCCAATACCTGCTCTACAGGTTGTTACTTTTTTAAACATGTTAGAGGCGGATCAAATCGAAGCTCTAAACAAAAACGTTGAAGGATGGCTTGAAATATTTAGACCGCTTTCAACATATAAAAAATAAGTTATAATAAAATAAGTTACATGACATCATTAGCAAAATTATCTTCTTACGGAAAAGGGTTCCAATTAAAAGTATTGGGAGCATTATTAACAGACAAAAAATTCTTGCTTAACACAAGAGATTTATTACGACCAGATTATTTTGATTCAGATGCTCACAAATGGATTCTAGAAACTACTATTAAGTATTATGATAAGTATCATACTACAATTTCTTTAGAGGCATTAAAAATCGAATTACAGAAAGTAGAGAATGATATTCTACAAGTAGCAGTTAAATCAGAATTGAGAAATTGTTATGAAGCAACTCAGGAAGATTTAGCATACGTTGTAGAAGAATTTACTACCTTTGCCAAGAACCAAGAACTTAAAGCAGCATTATTAAACTCAGCAGATCTTTTAAACCAAGGAGACTTTGATGGAATCAGAGGATTGATTGAAAGAGCTATGAGAGCTGGTATGGATAAGAATATGGGTCATGAGTATAATAAGGATGTAGAGAGCCGTTATAGAGAGAACTACAGACCAACTATTCCAACACCTTGGCCGATTATGAATGAGACTATTGGAGGAGGATTCGGACCTGGAGATTTAATTATTATGTTTGGTAACCCTGGAGGAGGAAAGTCTTGGACGATGGTTGCAGCAGCAGCACATGCAGTACTAATGGGTTATAATGTAAATTACTATACTTTAGAACTTGGAGAGGATTATGTAGGTAAACGCTTTGACTGCTACTTTACAGGTTACGGAATTGAAGAAGTAAATAAGCATAGAGGAGAAGTAGAAAAAATTGTAGGTAAGTTAAAAGGAAAACTTATCGTAAAGGAATATCCACCAAAAGGAGCTTCAATTAATACAATTAAATCTCATATTCAGAAATGTATGGATATGGATCACAAACCAGATATGATTGTTATTGACTATGTCGATTATTTAAAAGCACCTTCGAAATCTCGTTTCACAGAGAGAAAAGATGAAATAGATGACGTATTCATTGCAACGAAAGGATTAGCTAAGGAACTTCAAATACCTATTCTAACACCATCTCAAGTTAATAGAATGGGTGCTAAGGATTCTGTTATTGAAGGAGACAAAGCAGCAGGTTCTTACGACAAGATGATGGTAGCAGATGTTTGTTTATCTCTATCGAGAATGAAAGAAGATAAAGTTTTAGGAACAGGAAGAATTCACGTAATGAAGAACAGATATGGAATGGACGGTATGACTTGGGATGCTAAAGTTGATACAAATAATGGACATATTGAGATCTTAGGGCACATGTTAATCGACGAATCAGGTGACAAACCAAGAGGGAGTTACAAAGATATTGCCAATAAGTTCTTCGAATTAGAATCTCAAGTTCCAGGATAAAAGCCTATTTATTTCTACAGCCATAATCTATAACAAATATTAAAAAAAGCCGATATGAGTCTAAAAGACGAACGCATAGTTTATAAACCATTTGAATACCCACAAGCACACGATTACTGGCTTAAAGCGCACCAAGCGCACTGGTTACATACAGAAGTTCCAATGTCACAAGACGTAACAGATTGGAATTCAAACCTTAAACCGCACGAAAAAAACCTTATAGGAGGAATCCTAAAAGGCTTTGCTCAAACAGAAACAGTTGTAAATGATTACTGGACATCTTTAGTAACAAAATGGTTTAGAAAACCAGAAGTTATTATGATGGCAGTTACTTTTGGAGCTTTCGAAACAATCCATGCTGAAGCATATGCTTTACTAAACGAACAATTAGGATTAGATAATTTTGCAGAATTCTTAGAAGACGAATCAACTGCAGCTAAAATTCAATCTTTAATGGATGTTAGAGATGGAAATGCAGGAGAAACAGATTGGCATGAAGCAGCTAGATCTCTAGCAATATTCTCAGCATTTACTGAAGGAGTAAATTTATTCTCTTCTTTTGCAGTATTGTTATCATTTAAAATGAGAAACAAGCTAAAAGGAGTAGGGCAGATAGTTGAATGGTCTGTAAGAGATGAATCACTTCACTCAGAAGCAGGATGTTGGTTATTCAGAACTTTAATGGAAGAATATCCAGAATTAAAAACAGAAAGACTTATCAACGATATTAGAGAAGCGGCAACGCTTGCTTTAGAATTAGAATTCAATTTTATTGATAAAGTATTTGAAATGGGAGATTTAGAAAACTTATCTAAAAACGAACTAAAAAACTTTATTAAACACAGAGTAAATACTAAGATGGGAGATTTAGGATTAAAACCATTAATACCTTCAGATCAAATCGATAAAGGAGCTTTAAAACAAATGTTATGGTTTGATGCTGTAGTAGCAGGAAAACAGCATACAGATTTTTTCGCATCAAGAGTAACAAATTATGCTAAAGGGCATATGGATTGGGACAACGCATTTTAATTTAATTTTATGGGAGTAGATTACAGTACCTGGAAACCAGGTGTAGATTATCCGGAATGGATGAATGAAGTATCTTTGGCTACAATTTCAAATGGTTATTTATTACCTGATGAAAATCCAAAGAAAGCTTACAAAAGAGTTGCTGATGCAGTAGCTAAGAGATTAGATCGTCCTGATCTAGCAAATAAATTTTACAAGTACATGTGGAAGGGTTGGTTAAACCTAGCTTCACCTGTATTATCAAACACTGGAACTGACAAAGGACTTCCAATCTCATGTTTCGGTATAGATACTCCTGATTCAATCAGAGGTATAGGATTAACTAATGCAGAACTAATGAGACTTACTTCTTTAGGAGGAGGAGTTGGAATTGGATTAGGAAGAGTTAGAGGAAGAGGAAAGAAGATCGCAAATGGCGATACAGGTAACTCAGAAGGAATTGTGCCTTGGGCTAAGATCTATGATTCAACTATCATTGCTACAAATCAAGGATCAGTTCGTAGAGGAGCAGCTTCTGTAAACTTAGATATTAATCACGAAGACATAAAAGAGTTTTTACGTATTAGAAGACCTCAAGGAGATCCAAACCGTCAGTGTTTAAATTTACACCAATGTGTTTCTATTGATGATAAGTTTATGCAGAGATTAGAGCATAGAGATCCAGAGGCAATGGAATTATGGGTTGAGATTTTAAAGTCAAGAGTTGAGACAGGAGAGCCTTATCTTATGTTTAAGGATAACGTTAACAACGCTAATCCACAGGCATACGTAAAAAACAACTTAGATGTAACAATGACTAATATCTGTTCAGAGATTGCATTACATACTGACGAAGAGCATTCATTTGTTTGTTGTTTATCTTCTTTGAATATTACAAGATACGATGAGTGGAAAGATACTGACTTAGTTGAAACAGCAATCTATTTCTTAGACGGAGTATTAGAAGAATTTTTAGTTAAGACAAATGGTAAAGATTCTATGATTAGAGCACACCGTTCTGCTAAAAAAGGAAGAGCATTAGGATTAGGAGTATTAGGATGGCATTCATTCTTACAATCAAAAGGATTACCATTTAATTCAATCGCATCTACTTCTTGGACAAATAGAATATTTGCACAGATTAAAACACAAGCAGAAGCAGCTTCTAGAAAATTAGCTGAAGAGTATGGTGAACCAATCTGGTGTAAAGGAACAGGAATGAGAAATACGCATTTAATTGCTATTGCTCCAACAGTATCCAATTCAACAATCTCAGGAGGAGTATCAGCAGGTATTGAACCAATTCCAGCAAACGTTTATACTTTTAATTCATCTAAAGGAACTTTTATTAGAAAGAATCCAGTATTAGAAAAGTATTTAGAAGACAAAGGACATAATACAGAAGAGGTATGGCAACAAATTTTAAAAGATAGAGGATCAATTGCAAATCTACCTGAAGACATTATGCCGTTTGACGATAAAGAAGTATTCTTAACATTTGCAGAAATAAATCAATTGGCTTTAGTAGAACAGGCTTCAGTAAGACAGAAGTATGTTGACCAGGCTCAATCATTAAACTTAGCATTCGATCCGGGAGATAGTCCTAAATTTATAAACCTTGTTCACCAGACAGCTTGGAAACTTGGATTAAAAACGTTATATTATCTAAGAACCGATTCTGTCATAAACGGAGATATTGGAAGTAGAACTTCTGAAGACTGTTTAAGCTGTGATGGATAAAAAATAAAAATATGACACTATTAATTATTTCACTATTTCTAGCAGTTGTAATTTTTCTACTAACAGTAAAGCTAAAAGACTATGTAGAAGAAGTAGCGCAATTGAGAAAACAAATTGAAGAAACAGCTGCAGCTCATATAATTGAGAAAGCAAAAGTAAAAAAAGATTCAACATTTAGATCTTCAGCAGTTAACTGGGGTAAAACAATTGAACACTTTGTTCCGTTTATGACAAAGTTCCCTATACCGGCAGAAGATGTAGTATTCCTAGGAATGCCAATCGACTATGTAGGGTTTACTAACACAGAGAGTAAAACCAAATGTGAGGTACATTTCATTGAAGTAAAATCAGGAAATGCATTTTTAATGGGAAAACAAAAGAATATTAAAAAAGCAATTCAAGAAGGAAGAGTTCACTGGCATGAAATTGCAGTAGATGGAAACCGAGTAGAGATCACGGAAGAATAGCTATTTATATGAAATGAATATATTAGCCAAAATAGTAAAAATGTTATACCCTCTACTAATACTAGGGGGTATTTTATCTACGTACGGTCAAACCTTTACGCACTCTGGTTATATCTATGGATCAAACGCTACAGGTATACAAGGAGTACAGGTGCAGTTATATAGTAGAACAACACCTACTTTAACAGGATTTACAAACCAGCAAAATTATAACGGACATTCCTATTATAGATCAACAAGTTCAATGACATGGACAGCTGCAAGACAGGCTTGTGCTAATATGGGAGGATATTTAGTAACTGTAACTACAGCAGCTGAAAATAACTTTATATTTAACTTATGGTCTGATGGATGGATAGGATTAACAGATGAAGTAGTAGAAGGCCAATGGAGATGGGTAACAGGAGAGCCGTACACTTGGGGAAACTGGAACTCAGGAGAACCTAATAATTCAAATAATGAAGATTATACTCAATTTGTAGGAAACGGTAAATGGAATGATTTACCAAATACATCTTTACCGTATGTATTAGAATTTGACTATATAGTGACTTTTACACCCTGGACTTTGGTAACAACAGCAACAACAGATGTAACAGGGAGATATGTATTTTCAACACCAACAAATCCTTCTGTAGAATATTACATAACTTTTACTCCTCCAACCCTACCTACATTGCAAATAAGTGATGCACAGATTTCAAACACTGTAACTCTAGGATCACTGGCTTTAAAGAGTAGAGACTATTTTAGATTTGATGTTAATAATGATGGTAGAGTAACAATATCAGATACTTATTCAATATTTGCTAGAAGAAACGGAATATTTACATCCTTTCCAGCATCCCCTCCAGACAGTAGAATATTTACAACAACTCAATGGAGTACAATTAATGCAAGTACAACAAACCTGAAAGCAACATTTCCAGGGGTACAGACAATTACAATTAATACACCTGTATCGGGTGGAGTTTCTTCTTACTATATTACTAGACTAGGGTATAGCAACTAAAATCAGTACTATTTATAAAAGGTATGAGAGTGCATAAGCACCCGGTTGTGAAATAAAAATAACTTAAAAACAAAAGAAATGAAAAAATTACTTTTAGTATTGAGTTTAGTTTTAGTATCATTAACAGGATTTGCACAAACTATCGCACCTGATGCTACTAAGCCTTACTTAATATTTGACGCTAGTTACAACCTGGCACCACTTGGAGCAACACCTACAAACGTTGCAATTTATTATGATAATGCTGGTTCTACAGCTATCAAAGCAGTACAGTACAGATTTTGGTACGACAAAAACGTATTTGCTTCTCCTACAGTGACTTACACTGGAACTGAAGCAAACAATTATTTCCAAACATTAGTAAATGCTACTGAAGGAAATGTAACAGTTACATGGGTTTACACAGGAGCAGATGCTGCTTTCAATATTGCTGACGGAGCAATGTTCAACGTAGCTTTACCATTTAAAGCAGGTTATACAAACGGTGCAGTAACAGCAATGGCGTTTACAGGAGCGACAGCTTACCCGGCTTACGGTACTCTAGCAAATGGAACTGATACTACACTAGGATTACATAATTACGGAGGAGCGTTCACAGAACCAGTATTTAACTATGCTGCTACATTCTTAAATGATCCAACCAACCCAGCTTCAGACGTTCCAGTAATATTACAAAAATCTTCAAACGGAACAACTTGGGTAGATGTAATGACAGTTAATACAGCAACTACAACAGGAGTAGCATCATTCACAACTAACTTAGATCAAAACTACTGGCAAATTAGAGTAAAAGTAGCACCAGGATTAACAGCACCAGGAGCATTAGCAGCAGCAGATGCAAATATGATTGCTCAAATCGCTACAGGAATACAAGCTCCAACTGGAACTCAATTCTATACTGCTAACCCTAACCAAGCAAATGGAATAACAATTTCAGATTCATATACAGTATTCTCTAGATTGGCTCAAGGTTTATCAGTTTACCCAAACACACCTGATTTACTATTCTTTACAGAAGCTCAATACAACACTATTGCAGCAGCTACAACAGATCAGTCAGCAACAATTCCAGGGGTAGCAACATTCTTATCAGCTAACATTAACAATACAACAGCAGCCAATTACTATCTTCTAGTATTAGGAGACGCAAACGGAACAGGACGCAACTAATATGCTACGCTATATAATCATAGCACTGTTATCAATAAATTCACTCTATTCCCAGGTACAATTTCAAGTGCCTGGGATTACAGTGTCTCCGTCTAATACCATAGATCTACCTGTAGCTATTCTAACAAATGGAAATGCAGTAGGGAGTTTAGAATTTGCTTTAAATTACGATCAAAGCATTTTACAATTCTCAGAAATAATTTTATCTGAAAAAGCACAAACCTGGTTAACCTATACAATGGATACCGGAAGTGGAAAAGTAAGATGGGGAGGATATGATAGAACACATGGACAGCATACTGTAACAGCTCCAACAGAATTATTCATATTAAAATTTACAGTACTTAATCCTAACTGGACTACAACTCCTATAACCGTAGGAAGAAAGACAGCTGGAAATGTACAAGGGTGGGATATCGCTGTAACTAATACAGATGGTTATATCAACTATAATAGGTATGCAGCTCCTTTAGATGAAGATGGAATTCACGGAAAAGTATATCCAGTACCTACAGATGGAATTATAACAATGGAGATGTCTTTACCAGTGAGTGGAGATTATGAAATTGCAGTTTACGACATGGGAGGAAATCAACTAAGTATAAAGAAAGAACGTTTTGCAAAAGGACCGAATACTACTTATGGAGATCTAACTGCTTACCCAAGTGGTAACTATTTATTAAATATAAGAAGTAAGAACTTCGCAAAAACATTTAAAGTAATAAAAAAATAAGCTATGTCAGAAGAAACAAACAACGAAGGTGGATTATCAGGATTGAAAAAAACCTTAATCGGAACTCTAACTACAGTAATCGGTGGAGCAGGTATTTGGGTATCAACAACTTTATTCGGAGGTCACTCAGAAGATAAAGAAGAAGTGAAAACAGAACAAGTAGCACCAGCACCAGCAGCAGCACCTGTCATTAATGTTAATTTGGAGAACAACAACACCAACCAACAAAAACAACAATCAAACAACTCTAATTCAGCTAAAGCCGCTCCTGCTCCAGTTCAACAAGCAGCACCAGCACCAGCTCCTGCTCAAAAAGAATCTTGGTAATAGATGGAAGAGACAAAAGGGTTCATGGATACATTCCTGTCTAAACTAAAGGAACAGTCTTTTACTATAATAGTTATGGTAGGAATAATCTGGTACCAGGGAGTGATGATGGAAGAAAGAGTTGCCTATTGGCAAAAACTCTATGAGGCTCAAAAGGCTTATATTGAGGAAACTACTAAAGAAGATAAAGCAATTTTATTAGAAAGAGTAAAAGATTTAACAGATCAAAGAGAAAAGTATATAGAAGATTTATTAATACAAAAAAATAAATAAAAATGGCAGACGAAACAATCGGAGTTGTAGTAGGTAACGAACAAGCAGGTGCATCAGCAGAAGCACACGCGGGAACAGAAGTAACAGATACATCAGTATCAGCAAATGCCGGAGTATCAGCCGAGGCTCATGCCAATGTAGAAAATACAACCGAAGTTGTAGAAGGAGTAGATATTAATTCAGAAGCACACGCTACAGCAGAAGCATCAGTAGAAGCACAAGCACAAGCAGGATGGGATGGACATGACGCTTCAGCATCAGCTGGAGTAACAGCTGAAGTAAAAGTAGAGGTAGAAGCTTCAACAGAAGTAGAAACTGATTACGGAACAGCAGGAGTACATGCCGGAGCATATGCAGAAGCACATGCAGGAGTAGAAGCAAATGCTTCAATAGGAGAACATGGAGCTGAAGCTAACGCAGGAGCATCAGTGGGAACATCAGTAGGAGTAGAAGCAGGAGTAACAGCACAATCAGGTGATGTATCAGCAGAAGCAAATGCAGGAGTATCTGTAGGGGTACAAGCAGGAGCAGAAGTTGGAGGTGGAGCTACTTACGATGATGGAGCTATCACATTAGGAGTTGAAGGTGAATTAGCACTTTTAGTTGGTGTAGATGTAGACGCATCAGTAACTATAGATGTATCGGATGAAGTAGAAGCAGCTAAAGCAGCGGCAGAAGAAGCGGCTAAAGCAGCAGCAGATTTATTAGCATCTCAAGAAGCAGCTGAAGCACAACGTGTAGCAGAAGAAACAGCAGCAGAAACAAAACGTGTAGCAGATGAAGCAGCTAGAGTATTAGCAGAACAAGCTGCAGCAACTGAGAGAAGATTAGCTGAAGAAGCAGCAGCAGCTCAAAGAGAATTAGAAAGACAAGCAAGAGAAGCTCAAGACGTACTTGATAGAAAAGCAAGAGAAGCTCAAGATGCACTTAATAATGCAGGTAAAGCAATAGAAAAAAGTAAAGCTAATCCAAGAAATTGGTTCTAATGGTAAGAAAATTAATATTTATACTATTTTTATTAGCAAGCATAATAGGCTCTGCTCAAAAAGTAGGGTCTGTTAAAACTGAAGTCTACCAAGCCGATTTTGAAAAGAAGCAATCATTAGAGGTTGTATCTGATTATAGCGGAGACATAGTCATCCCTATTCAGATCCTTAAGATTGGTATCAATGAGGAATTATATGAAATGTACCCTGAACTAAAAGATAAAAGAGTTGGTTTAGGAGTATCAAATATAGTATTAGAGTATTTAGAGTCCACAAATAGATTTAAGTTTACAGAAGACAGAGAAGAAATAAAACAAAAAATGATTGCTCAACACATAGCTTCAGCTAAGGGTATATCAGAAAATAAAATAGAAGTTAAAGGAAATGTTATATTAGCAAAGTATTTTGTTTATATAGAAGTCTATGATTTCAGCATAGGTGAGGATGAAGAAGTTTCAACCTCTGGAGCTGAGATAAGACAAAAAACAATATTAGGGTTACAAGTAAGATTTGTGGATGCACAGAGCGGTGAAATAATTACTGGATCAGGATCCGGTGAAGCAGTTACAGTGAAGAAGGCAAGCTTATTAGATGGACTCGACGATATTAAATTTAATCAATCAACAATCGGAGTATCTACCAAAAAGTCATTAGAAACTGCCTCTTCAAGAGTAGTATCAAAAATGATTAAAAAGGGGATATTTCCGAACTAATGAAAAAATGGATTTCTTTATTTATATTCTTTGCTTTCCTACAGGCTTCAGCCCAGTACAGCTACACCTATACAGATCCGTGTACACTACAATCCAAGAGCGTATTCGTACCTGCTGGGGGAAATGTAATGGTAAACTACTTTGATAACCATAATACATTTTCTGCAAATGACTTCTCCTCAGGAGTCTTCGATAACTGGATAACTCTAGTATCTCAACAAAATTCAAACTCACCTTGTGAATCAGTAACTACAGCTATTGTAAATAGTATAACCAATGTAACAGTTGCTAACACATTAACTGTTGTTACAAATGTAATATCAGTAACAAACGTAGCTCAATCCATAGCGACCATAGGAGGATCTATGGGAAGCTCTATGACAGCTACAGCCGGAGGCGTAACAAACTCTTCACAAAGTGAAGGAGGTAGTACTAACCAAAACTCAAAAGATGAAAAAAAATCCGATTCAAATACCAATTCAGGAACAAATACAGGAACTACTGGAACAAGCCCAACAGGTAACCAAAGTCAAGGAGGCCAAACCACTTCTAACCCTTCTGGAGGAACACCTACAGGATCTTCAACAGGAACACCTCAACAAGGAGGAGAAACTACAAGTCCAAATCAACCAGCTTCAACAGGAGGTTCATCGTCTGAGTCGTCTGTAGAAGGTTCAAGCGGTGGAGGAAGTAATTTAGCTAACTCTTTATCCAACTCTGTAGATGGAGGATCATCTGACGGAGGAAGTTCAGGCGGTGGAGGAACATCAGGCGGTGGTAAAAAATCTAATAATGCAGCTAAAAGTGTAGGAAGTTTAATTGCCTCAGGAGATATAGTAGCTATTGCCAATACTGATCAAACTCAGAACTTTAGATTTGTAGGAAGTATAACTCATGCCAATACTAGAGGAACTAGAATCAAAGGAGTATTATTCAATTATACCTCAGGAGTTAATAACTTAAATGTTACTTTTTATAAATCCTGGATTAATAAATCTAAAAAATTAAACACAGTAGGAGCTCAATCCATTATGATGGATTTTGATAAAAATTTCTTTAGTACAACGACAGTATTAGAATCATATAAAGTAAGTAACAAACTAACAGGAATGTTTGGTGTCAATTTTACAGCAGGTAAAATGGGAGAAAGAGCTTTATTGAATCTATCAGCTGTAGGTGGAGCACATAGTAGTTTTAAACTAAGCGATAGAGTTAGTACTAGCGTACTTGTATTAGGAGTATACTCTCCATTCACTCAGTTCTACGAAGGTAAATGGTGGGATGCTGGCATAATAGTAGTACCATTTAATTCATGGGATTTAAAAATAACTAAGACATTTAAGTTTAATGTAAGTTTTACAGGAGTATACGAAGCAGGTAAAGAATTTTTAAATTACCAAATATTAACAGGTGGTAAATTGACATTTTAATTATGAAAAAATTAAATCAATTATTTGAAAGGTTTTACGATAAGGTATCAAATTTCCTTTTTGGAAGATAAAACAGTTTAGTATTATGAAAAAATTATTTTTATTATTAGCATTAGTATTTTTAGTATCAGCTGATACAACTACTAAGGAATGTTATAAAGTAACAAAAGTGTCTTCACAAGTTGAAGCACCTGAAATGAAAAAAGAAAGAGTTGTATTCGGAATTAAACAAATGACAGAAGAAATTCTATCTGAAAAGCATGACATATGTGAAGATGGAACTCCAGTAGAAGTAGAAGTACTATCAGTTGAAGCACCTTCCACAAATACATCTTTAGGTCCATTCTCTAAAACTAAAAAAATTACTATTGTAAAATTAAGACTTATAATAGGAAAAGAGGAATACTGGGGTCAAGGAGAAGCAAACGTAACAGTTCAATCAACATTCTTAGATTTGAACGACGATAACTTACCATTTAACAAGACTGCATTCTCAGGAGCAGTTAAAAAAGCTTTAGTAGAAGCTGTTGGAGAAATGTAAAAAATTTCGTATCTTTAAGATATGGAAGAATTCACTTTTAAATTTAGAGGAAAGACATACCGACTTACAGACAAGTGGGAGGAAACCTGTGTGAATGATTCTAAAGTTTTTCAGATACAGCAATTCAAATATGTAGACAAAGTAGGTGATTATGTTACTATGGAAAATAGAATAAATAATCAGATAATGCTTGGATACCTGGAAGAAATTTCGTATATTAAATAATAATCAAAAATCAAATTTATGTCTAAAAATTCAGCAAAGAGTATCTATACTCAACTAATGGAATGGATTCCTACACTGAACCGTCCAAAACAAGCCGTAGAACAATCATCAACTAAATTCAGCAAAGCTGATCACTACAAATCAAAAGGAGCATATGGCAAAGCAGGTAATTAAATTTTTCGCCGATTGGTGTGGACCTTGTAAGATCTACGGACCATCTTTTACTCAAGTGAGAGAAGAATTAGAAAGTGATGAGATTACTTTCTTAGAAATTAATGTTGAAAATGATCCTGAAAATTTAGCAGGTGAATACGGAGTAAGAGGAATTCCTCATACGGTAGTTGTACAAGAGGGAGTAGAACCAAAAGCTGCATCCGGAAGACTAGGAGTAGAAGAATTAAAAGAATTTATTTTAAACTAAAAACTAAAACAAATGTTACGTAATCCAAACACAATACCAGCAGGTGATACAGTTATCGAGGATCCAATCATGGAGCCATTCTTCATTACGCATTCTTCATCAGGAGGATATACAGTTTACGAAAGAGTAAACAGAGGTAAAGATGATAAAGCATATCTGAGAACTGTATGCTATCCAGCCACATTCAATTATGCATTGAGAGCTGTTTCAAAAGAGCTATTAAGTTTTAATAGTAACAAGCACTTTAAGACAATAAAGGAATATATTGAAACTTGGGACTCTATTGAGCAAAGTATGAAGACAATGACTACTATCGGATAAGAAAGAGAATATGGTAGAGACATTTAGACATGCGATGGGACTATGTGGAGAGCATTGGCACCCTAATTTATTAAATATTTCTGCATTTTCTGTTGCCTTCGGAGGAAGTATTTCATATATTAAGTATAAAATAAAATCATTATGGAAGAAGCAGGATTAATATCGTTATACGATTATTTAGGTTATGCAGCCGGGGGTGAATTAGGTAAACAGGTAGCTACAGCTGCTGCTAAGTCTAAAGAGAAGATTGGCAAAAGAGCAATCAGCAATACTCGATATAAAGGAGAAGTATTGTTATACCGTAGAGAGTTCTTACAAGAGTATTTTAAAACTCAACAACTATAGCGTTTGCCTATACGCTTAAAATACCTGGCTTATTTAAAATTATAAATTATGTCTAAAAAACATGTTGTAGTATCCTTAAGTGGAGGAATGGACTCAAGTACATTATTACTTAGATGTCTAAAAGAGTATGATAGTGTAACAGCTATCTCATTTGACTATGGTCAAAAACACAGAGTAGAGCTAGATAGAGCTCAATCATTGGTGAATTATATAAATTCAAACGATTCTATTGAAGCTAATGGAAGTAATTACATATTTTACCCAAAAGTAAACTATCGCCAAATCAAACTAGACGGATTAGTTGACTTACTAGATTCAGCTTTAGTAACTGGAGGTGAAGATGTACCAGAAGGTCACTATGCAGAAGATAATATGAAAGCAACAGTTGTTCCTAACAGAAACAAAATATTTGCTTCTATTACTCAAGCAATAGCTTTATCAGTTGCTCAAAGAACAGGTGAATTTTGTAGTATTGCTTTAGGTATTCACGCTGGAGATCATGCAATTTATCCTGATTGTAGACAAGAATTCCGTGATGCTGATGATTATGCATTTAGAATAGGAAATTGGGGAGCTGAAAATGTAGGGTATTTTACACCTTACTTGAAAGGAGATAAATTTACTATCTTACAAGACGGAGAAGTATTATGTGAAGAATTAGGATTAAATTTTGATGAAGTTTATAAAAGAACTAACACATCTTATAAACCAATTTGGATACCTGGACCTGAAAGTAACTCAAGAGTAGAAGAAACACTTAGAACTAAATTTGGAGAATGGTACTCAGATTATAAATCAGCTTCATCAGTTGAAAGAGTAGAAGCATTTATTAAATTAGGAAGAAAAGATCCAGCTCCTTATGCAGACGAAACAGGACCAGTAACATGGGAACATGTGGTAGCAGAGGTAACAAAAGTATTAGATAACCATAACAATTAAGATTATGAACGAAACAAACAGCAACTGGCTGACAAACAATCCTTGTAATATAACTACAACAGGAATAACAACAGGAACATCCACTATAAACGGATACTCAGGAACAACAATATCCGGAAATTCTACAACACATATAAACGGAACAGTAGGAATGGGATGTATTAATCCTTCAGAAAAACTTACAATATCGGGAACAAACTTTAACCAAGGATTAACCCTACAAGGAAATTCAACAATTAATTATTCAACAAATCAAATTCAAAATAACATGGCACCAAGACAAGTACAAGTAGCAGTATTCACAATCACAAGAGATGTAGATACAAATGAAATCAATTCAACAACATTTGTAAAAGAATTATGGGTTGAGCAAAAAAACGGAACATCAATCGATTTAATTGTTGCAAAAAAATTAGATAAAGATTTTGATCCTGAATTTACAATTATTAAAGTACTTTCAACAGTATCTTTTTAATAAAAAAGTTGCTCAATTGAATTAAAGTTCGTATCTTTAAGTATTATTAATAACAAAAGAAAGTAAAAATGAAAAAAGTATTTTTAGTATTAGCATTAGTATCAGCAGTATTAGTGTCTTGTAAAAAAGTAGAAGCACCTGCAAGATTAACAACAGTAGACTCAACAGCAGTAGTAGTTGATTCAGCATCAGTTGATACAACAGAAGAAGGTGCAATCATTGAAACTGAAAAAGTTCAGGATTCAATCGACGCTGCAACCACAAAGTAAAACACACCCCAGTAGATAGGTCCGCCAAGAAAGTCTTTAAACAACGTGGGAACTGCGGCTCTCCCAATGTGGCTGGAATGTTTTAAAATTACCAATGCTCGCTGTTAATTGAGAAGTAGAGTGTATTAATTTCCGAACAAGGGTTTATAGTAGGAAGGCGTCACTTATTGCACTCAATCAGAAACCCTGAAAGACCAAGGTTGGTAAAAAAAGAATCGGTTAGTGTCAACGGGAAAGTTCCTGCTAGGGTTAACATGGACGATAAGTCTGGATGAGGGTTCGAATCCCTCACCGATTCCAAATTTTAAGATTACCGTTCTTTGAATTTAAAAAACAAAACTATGGAACAAATTTTAGCATTTGTTTTAGGTGTTAGTATAGCTCTTCTTGTATGGGGAGTTGTGGTAGCGTTTAAGACAGTAAAGAAAGTAAAGCAGATTGAACAAAAGATTGCAGGACATCAAGAGTGGATTCAAAGAAACGATGAGATGGTGAATCGTAGAATAGATCAAGAAGTTGATCGAACAAATAATGTCTTCAATGACTGTATCAGACATACAGATTCAAGAGTAGATAAATTAGAACAAAAACTTACATCAATTGACAGAAACGGATGTGAGCCAGTTAAAGACAAGTTATTAAAAGGATAAATTAACCCAAAGAACGGTAATTATTAAAAAACTATTATACATAATATATTTCATCCCATTACTATGCTATTCTCAGAATATCATAATAGGAGACTCACAAACACCTTACATTGATAAAAATTCAAATAAGGTAGAAAAAGTAAGCTCTTTATGGAAGGGAGGGATAGGAGTTGATAAATTGACCTCAATGGTTTCAAATTATAAAACATCTCCTAAAGTAAAAAATATAATTTTATGTATAGGAACAAATAACAATTTCCGAACAGGAAATATTAAAGAATTATTCAAAGCAGTAAAGAAAACTTTTCCAAATGCTACCATTTATGTAATAAAAGGATCATGGGGTTGGGGAGGAAACAAAAGAATAACAGAAGAAAAAGTAAATAATTATTACAAACAATACGAAAAAGAAGGAGGAATCATAATAAATCCAGCAATAGGAAGAAATGAACCTCACCAGAATTTAACAGTTTATAAAACAATAGGACAACAATTGGATAATATTTTAAAATAATTTATTTAATAGTTGGTTTGGAAAGGAAAAGTTCATATATTTATATATAGAAACAAATAAAATGAAAGCACAACAAAACATACATCAACTTAATCTTACAGCGCAGAGAGCCATTAGTATATGGTCGGATTCGTTATGTGGAGATGTGATTGTAGGCTTTACGTATAATAACGAACCGAAAAAAGGCAAGACCGGGGTATGATATAATTAACTTATACATATAAATTCTAATAAGAACCCGGATCAAATAAAAAAGATTCGGGTTTTTTATTTAAAAAAAGTTGCTAGAAAGAATTAAAGATCGTATCTTTAGGTATATAAATAAAGAATAAGAGTTCATTGACATATTGGATAAAGCATAAGGAAGGCGGCCGAATGGACGAGGAGCTTGTCTTGAAAACAAGTAGCGGGTAACACCGTTGTGGGTTCGATTCCCATGTCTTCCTCAATATTGGCTTATAGTGTAACGGTTAGCACAAAACACTTTGACTGTTTTAGTCTAGGTTCGAATCCTAGTAAGCCAACAATAATTTCGGGTAGTAGAGGAGTCTGGTTTATCTCGCTGGCCTTGGACGCTAGAGCACGCAGGTTCGAATCCTGCTTACCCGACGAATTGCCCCTATAACTTAACGGCTAAAGTACTATACTTTTAATATAGGAATCCAAGTTCGATTCTTGGTGGGGGTACAAAAGCTACATACACAACCTTACAATCTCTCAGTTAAAAGCTGTTGTAAGATCAAGTAATAAGCCAATATGCTTGTTAGTTGTGATCAGGTGTAGCACCAGCCTCGTTGGCGTAATGGGAGCGTATTTCTTTTACATGGAAATGGCAGTAGTTCGATTCTACTACGAGGTACAAAATTCTGGGTAGCAAGTAAAATACCGGCAAGTATTTTCAAGTCTATATGGAGTCTATTATGAGTTATTAATTTGCCGATGAAAGCTTGTTATAGTTTCGTTCTTGGTAGATTGGTGACTACGCTGCCCGCGGAGGGTGGAGAAGCAGGTTCGATTCCTGTAGAATGATCAAATTGGGATGCTTCAGTCACTGGTGTGATAAGCGGTCTGTAAAATCGTTCTGTAAGAAGGTGTGGTTCGATTCCACAGTGTCCCACAAATATGGAATAACATCGCTCCCGTAATGCCATGGCTTGTATACGAGTGACGGGAGACAATGGACCTTTGGTATAGCTGGTGCGTACGCTAGTCTGAAGAACTAGAGGAGTAGGTTCGATTCCTACAGGGTCCACGAAGTAGAGAGGTATGGGTTCGAGTCCCATCCGGGCCGTTAGCGGCGCGGTAGTATAACGGTAGTAACGCTTTCTTGGGTTTGTCGTATAACGGCTATTACGGATGACTGTTAATCATCTTATGAAGGTTCGATTCCTTCCAGGCCCGCAAAATAGGTAATTAGCTCAATTGGTTAGAGCACTCGCCTGATACGTGAGAGGTTATAGGTTCGATTCCTATATTACCTACAAAGGGAAAGTAAATCAACTAGGAGTTGAGACCGCTTGCTAAGCGTATCGTGCCTTCGGGCATGGGGTTCGATACCTCTGCTTTCCTCAAAAAAACCTCCTCACCGTCCTCACAACGCATCTAAGGAATGCAGGAGAAGGAAGTACGAACGGGGCCCCGTGGTAAGACACATTAAAATCAGATAGTACAGCGATAGGGTAAGAGGTTCCCTATCAACTACCGACTTGATCTAGGATCGAGAATATCTCATAAGTATTCTCAGACAAGAGCGTAACTTGTAGTCGGTACTAAATTATATGGGTAGGTAGGAAGTTAAGAAACGTTTCTCAAAAAACGACTTAATGAGGTAAAGCGTTAGAGTAGTAAAATTGAGTAAGCGTTATTAAAGTAGTATAATTTTATATGGTGTTCGAAGCTTTTTAGTGAAGCGCAAGACTGTGAATCTTGAGAAGACGGGGCGGTACCGTCCTTACACCCAACATGCCTCTGTGGTGAAATAGGTAAACACACCAGGCTTAAAACTTGGCGCTCAGGCTTGCTGGTTCGACTCCAGTCAGGGGTACAAAAAAATCGCTGATGTCCTCTTTAATTGTTCGACATTGAAGATGTGTAATGATATAAACATCGTAGGTTAAGCGATATCCTACAACTGGTCTTATAGTTTAATTGGAAAAACTTATCGCTACGAACGATAGAACGTAGGTTCGACTCCTACTAAGACCTCAAAATATAATTACAAAGCGTAGGTAAGAAGACGTGGAGAGACGTTGCGCAAGGGTACACACTAAGGATAAGTATTTATACTCAACTCTCTAAGGGTGTGTGAAGCACTAAGAAATTAGATCCCAGATTCCTGATAAAACTTACTAATTATATTTTAACCGCCCTATTAGTTAAACGGATATAACGAATCTCTTCTAAAGATTAATTCTAGGTTCGATTCCTGGATGGGGTACAACAAGCGGGTCACAGACAAGGTGTCGGTACGGTCTCCAAAACTGCTACGGGTAGGTTCGATTCCTACGGTCTGCGCAAAATTATTAATTATGAAAAAGAAATTCGATGCTCATTAGGTTTATTAACCTAAAATTTGAGCAAGATGAGAATCAAAAACTATACTCAGAAAGAGTATAAAAAAGAAAAAAGAAAACAATCCAAAGATGGTGGAATGTGGTTTGAAGACTATTGGAGTAAATGTAAATCCGGAATATGGGCCTTCAAGTACAGAGAGTACCGTACTTGGAAGTACAACAGAAAAACACAGTATAAACCTTTAAATTAAAAATCATGAGTAAGTATCAAAAAGCACTAGTAGTGGATGCAAGCTTTACAGCAAGATCAGTTATAAGTACCGAACGAGCGTTCGTGATTTTTTATAAGGGTAATGCTGAAGTAGTAGCAGAGCATCCAGAAACATTTAGTTTAATTAATCCTGAACTAACCATTTACAAACCTTCTATTATTAGAGTAGCTAAGTATGTAAAACAAAACATTCAAAAAGTACCTCTAACAAGAGAGAATATTTACCGAAGAGATAATTATGAATGTGTTTATTGTGGTAGTTCAAATCAAAGAATATTAACACTTGACCATGTTATCCCTCAATCAAAAGGAGGAAAAGATGCTTGGGATAATTTAGTAACAGCTTGTAGACCATGTAATCATGAGAAAGCAGATTTAACATTAGAGGAATATGGTAAGGAAATTCCAGAACCAAAAAGACCTCATTATTTAATGTTAATGAGAAGTATGACATACATACCTAAAGAATGGGAAACATTTTTATTCTTTTAAATAATGGAAGAGTGGAAGCCAGGATATTATGATAAATGGGAGAATTTTATTCCTTATGATAAAAAATGGTATTGTAATGAAAATAAAAGAATCCATCAATCAGAAAAGGAAAAAAATAATTGTAAGTATTGCAATAAAGGTTTGGAAAACCAGAAATAGTTTCATATATTAAGGTATAAGAAAGTAAAATATATCACCTACTACAAAACGGCGCGCGAAACAATAGAATCCCGACTTGTACTGTCTGGAAGGTCAGGCTAGGTGAAAATGGGCAGTTGGCCGATTGGTTAGGCACAGGATTGCAAACTCTGTTAGGTTGGTTCGATTCCAACACTGCCCTCATTTAAGGTTCGACCCTCTACCAAATGTGTTACACCCACAAATGGACAACGAGAGGGAGCTACCGATTGATAAGTGGCCGCACATGCGGCAAATGCCCGAGTGGTGGAATTGGCAGACACGGCGGCCTTAGAAGTCGTAAACTGAGAGTTCGAGTCTCTCCTTGGGTACAAATTAGAGTTAGCTTATAGTAAAGCAGCAGGGGCTAACCTGCAGAACGGATACGAAAACCGGCTCTAATTATCTGCTTCTGACGCACAAATGGTGGTGCACCGGATTTGTAACCCAGAATAGAGTCGGTTCGATCCCGTCCAGAAGCTCAACTGCGACTATCGTATAATGGTCATTACTTCAGACTTCCAATCTGAAGATGAGAGTTCGATTCTCTCTAGTCGCTCAGGGGTGTGTAGGAGCCCAAGAGTATGTGATGAGCATACGCCTACAATTTGCTGCCATCGTCTAACGGCTAGGACCTATGGTTTTCATCCATAAAATCGGAGTTCGATTCTCCGTGGCAGTACAAAAGGGGCTATAGTGAAATTGGCATCACGATAGATTTGCATTCTGTTATTCCGGGTTCGAATCCCGGTAGCTCCACAAAAGGTCTATTCGTTCAACGGCTAGGATACTACCCTGTCACGGTAGGGATGAGAGTTCGATTCTCTCATAGACCGCTTATAAACTGCGTTAAAGTGTAAAGGTTGCATCCCGGTCTCATAAGCCGGGGGGGTGGTTCGAGTCCACGCTACGCTACAAATTGTCCTTTTAGCTCAGATGGTGAGAGCAGCTCGCTCATAACGAGAAGGTCACAGGTTCGAGCCCTGTATAGGACACTAAATTTTATCCACTATGAGGTCAATTCCTTCGTCTCCAATGTAGGTTAGCTATTGCTAACTTATGACTCAGAAATTGAGAATTTGGAGAGTAGTCCCAACCAGCATGACTGGTGTTCAGGCTCCCACGTTTTTTGTAGAAACTACAGAAAATGGTAGAGAAGAAGCAGAAAAATCTGCAAACCTACAAGCAAGACAAAAATCTCGCTTGGGTAAGTTTAACAATTGGTATTTTGATTTAACAAGAATGAATGTCAGAGTAGACAGACATGGGAGGTATATCAAACATCACCAATAAGAAATATTCGGAGAAAGGTTTGGAAACCTGAACCTTTCTTCTTATATTAAATAAAAATAAAGGTAATATGGTCTGGTCTGTATTTAGTATTGAAGTAAAAGAGCAATTAGCATGGACAATACATACTAGACTATTTATGGGCGATCTATCTAATATAGATCTTACAACAGATTGGAGATTTTGTGATGTTAAAGGAAAAAGAAGGAATTGTATATTCTTAGGTTTTATTGACAACCCAGAATTTCCATTAAAAGAACCAATAAAAACATATAGAAATAATTAAATAAAAATCATAGTTATGAAAAATTCGTTATCTACAAAAGGGTTATCAATGTCTCAAGCACAATCAATCTCAAACTTGTGCAATCAACGTTCAAAAGATATTACAGCGAAATTGGCTGATATCAATAACGTTTCTAAAGAACTAGTAATAGGTTCAGAAACCTATGTAGAGACTAATGGGAATCCTATCCCAGTAAACGTAGTTGAGCTATTAACTGCTAAGGCAAGATTATCTGCCACTCAAGCTTTCTTGATGGAGAATATCAAAGCAAAGGATGAATTGATTACTAAAATCAAATTTGAAAAGTATAACTACGAGGTTGAATCTCCAGAGAGACCAAAACTAATCTCAGAAGTAATTCCAACAGAAGTGGATGAAGATTTTGGTTGGGATACTTTATCTACAGCCGAATACAACGAATACCTAGAGGCAGAAGCTTATGCTTCACATATCGGACAATTCATCCATAAAGGAGGAAAATTGGATAAGTTGAGAGGAGAACTTCCTACCATTAAAACTTTAGAGTTTATGGAAATAGAAGTAGGAAAGAAAACTCCTATGAAAGTATCTATTCACCATACAGCAGAACAATTGCTTTCAGTTCATGAACAATTAGCAGCTCTTCATAGAGGATTTGAACAAAGAGTAAATTACTTTAAATCTAAAGTAAAAAATGCTACTACTTCTGAGAATGCTAGAATTCAGAAAGAGAGAGGTATCATTCAAGCAAGAGTGAATAACGAGAATGCAGAAGCTGCAAACAATTATAAGTTAGCTTATGATAAGTGGTCTGGAGAGGAACGTCAAGCACAACACGAGTTTGAAGAAAAACGTCAAGCAAGAATCCAAGAAGCTGTCAATTTAAAAATTGAAGTAGCAGAAAGATTCCAGGACGTAGTAGATGAATTCTTGAATCAACTAAAATAATTTGGTGCTAAGGAGGTAAGCACAAGCCGATCCTCCAAAGCTTTATGCTGGGATAGTAGAGTTTTAAATATAAACTATATGATATATGTAATCATCTACAGACTAAACGGCCATGGGCCCTTTAAAACTCGCTTCCCTACAACTTAAACCAAACTGAGATAGAACTCAACAGCTAGACATGTTACTCTTGAGGGAGACTAAAAGTGGCTAGCGACTCTAAGACTTAGTTTTTGTCCTTGCCCTTGTGGTAGTGGAAGGTTTTTGACTTTGATTTTGCATTTGACCTAGGCTATATGCTTTACATCCCAGCAACATTTTTTTAAAAATAATTAACAAAAAGCTTGCTTAGGCAGGCTTTTATTCGTATATTTAGGTATAGAAAAAAGATTATGAAAGATGCATTAGGAATAGAGATTCAAATAGGACAGCGATACGGATACTCCAGAAATGAAAATGGATTTACTTATGTACGAATAGGTACTATAAGTAAGGTAAATGAAAAGACAGTAACAATGGATGTAGAGATTACAAAGAGAGCATTATACAGTGCAGACTTGGTAATAGATTCTACATCAAGTAAAAAAATATCAATAAAAGGAAATATGTTATTCCCAGTTAATACAATAGATTAAAATGAAACTAGTATTAGAAAAAGGACAGCAATTGTTCTTTACATCAGACACACATTACTCACACTCAAACATTTGTAGTGCTACTACAAACTGGTCAGTGAATGATGGATATGCTCGTAAGTTTGATTCATTGGAAGATATGAACCAAAGACTAGTTGATAACATTAACAACATGGTCGGTGAAGATGATATCTTAATCCATTTAGGTGACTGGTCATTTGGAGGATTTGATAAGATTGAAGAATTCAGAAGTCAAATCAACTGTAAAAACATTCACTTGACATTTGGAAACCATGATCATCACATCGAAAGAAACAAAGAGGGAGTACAAAAACTATTCTCTTCAGTACAAAACTATTTGAGATTAGAAGTACAAAGACCAATCAATAAAGCAACAACTGAAAAGTTTATTTTCGTTTGTATGCACTATCCAATAGCGTCATGGCATGATATGAACCAAGGAGTAATTCACTTGCATGGCCACGTTCATTTACCTTCACACCTAAGAATAGCAGAAGGTAAGGCAATGGATGTTGGAGTAGATGGAAATGGTTTAGAGCCTTTATCATTAGATGAAATAGTAGAATTGATGAAAGATCGTCCAGTTAAAAAATTAGCTTTACCAAAGGATCATCACGAAAAGAGAATTTAATATGAATATAATATACTCATACAGTCCACAAAAGGTTAAAGAACCTCAATGGTATAAATTTTATAATACTGAAGAGTTTAACATAACTACTCAGAGAGATTATACAGCAAGAGCTGCATCTAGGTTAGATCTAATACCAGAACCTAAATGTTTTACTCAAGAGTTTTTACGTAAACATGGAGACCATAGTAATATGATGTTAAAAAAGAAAATATGAAAGAGTTATTTTTATTAAGAGGATTACCTGGATCAGGTAAATCAACATTAGCAGAATCTTTAACAGGAGGATCTTTTTTTGAAGCAGATCTTTTTTTCTTAGATGAGAAAGGAGAGTATAGATTTGATGCTTCTAAATTAAAAGACGCTCATAAGTGGTGCCAAGATCGTGTAGAAGCTATTATGAAAGGATTTGGAGCACATATACACCCAGCAAACAGGATTGTAGTGTCGAATACATTCACTCAGGAATGGGAAATGCAACCATACTTTGATCTAGCAGAAAAATACAGATACAGAGTTTATTCTTTGATTGTAGAAAATAGACATGGAGGAGTAAACGAGCATGGAGTCCCAGAAGAAAAATTAGTACAAATGAAAAATAGATTCGAAATAAAATTATAAGAAATGGAATTTTGGAAAGTATGGTTAATAGTAGTGTCTTTATGGTACATAGGTTTTAAATTGCATGATATTTTAAATGAACTTAAAAAGAAATAAAAAATGGAAAATCAAAATAGTGTTTGCTTTGTAGCAACAATCAAAGAAGTAAAAGCAATCGAAGGAGCTGACAACATCGAACAAGTAGTTGTTGGAGGATGGAATGCTATTACCAAAAAAGGTGAATTTAAAGAAGGTGACTTAACAGTTATTGCAACTACGGATGCAGTAATTCCAGAAGCATTTTCTGAAAAAATGGGAGTTACTTCTTATCTAAGAAAAGGAGGTAGAGTAAGAACTGTAAAATTAAGAGGAGTTTATTCTGAATGTCTAATCATTCCAACCAAATACATTCCAGGATATGGAGACAGATACCAAGATGGAGATGACATGATGGAAAAATTTGGTATTGTAAAATACGAACCACCAGTTAAGCAAATTCAACTTGCTTCAGGTAGAAAAATTAAATGGAGAGACAATCAAAACTTCCATATCTACTACAAATTCCCAAACCTTAAAAACGTAGCAGGAATGTTTACTGAAGAAGATTTAGTAGAAATTACTAGAAAGGTTCACGGTACAAATGCTAGATACGGTATTGTAAAGAAAGGTAAATTATCATTCTGGGATAAAGTAAAAAAATTCTTTAGACTAGCTGATGAATGGATTGACTATGAATACATTTATGGATCTCATAACTGTGAAAAAGGAAGTGACTCTCAAGGATTCTATTCAACTGATGTTTGGAGAACAATCGCTGAAAAGTATAACATCAAAGAAAAACTTTGGAGTTATATTAAAAACAGAAATATTGAAATAGGTGAAGGTATTATCCTATACGGAGAGATTTACGGAGCAGGTATTCAGAAAAACTATGACTATGGTTTGACTGATATTGAGTTTGCAGGGTTTGATGTGAAACTTAAAGGAGAATACGTAAGTACATATGATGCTTGGGTTTTAATTGAAAACCATTTAAAATTACCTTATGTAGAGGTTTTACATTATGGGGATTGGACACAAGAAATCCAAGATAAATTTACATTCAACAACTTCATTGAAGGAACTAAAGTACCACATGAAGGAATTGTAATTAAATACTTCACCGGTGAACGTCAAAAGGTAGCAAAGGTAATCAATCCAGACTATTTGATCTACGGAGAGAAGAATGATGTAGGAGATTCTCACTAAAATAATTGTTAAAAGAGTTGCTAGTTCAACTCTTTTTTCATATATTTAGGTATAATAATTAAACAAAAAGGTTATGTATTACAAATTTAATGAACAGACACTGTTACCAGAAAAAGTTAAATTGACCAACAAGTCATTACTAGGATTCGGAGCAGCAGTAGGATTACTATTAGTATTTGGATTTACATCTAATCCAGCTAATGAAGTACAGAATCTTTCTCAGGAAGAGAAATTGATTGTAGTTAGAGAATATAACGAGTTTAGTGAGACTAAACTAATTGAAAAGATTACAGAGTTAAATTTTAAGTATCCTTATATTATTTTAGCACAAGCTAAATTAGAATCAGGGCATTTTAAATCAACTATCTTTCTAGAGAACAATAACATGTTCGGTATGAAAGAAGCTAAGTTAAGAGCTAATTTAGCAAAAGGAACAAATAGAGGTCATGCCTATTATGAAACATGGCAAGAATCAGTTATCGATTATGCTTTATACTATTCATCTTACTTAAGAAGTATTAAAACTGAAGGAGAGTATTTTGAATACTTAAGACAGAATTATGCTGAGGATTTAACTTACGTTCAGAGATTAAAAGAGATAATTAAAAAAGAAGAATTAAAAAATAAATTCTAGTATGGAAGATTTTTTTGAAGATTTAAAAAACCAACCAAGACCAAACTTCTTTAGAAGAATATGGCTGTGGTGGGAGCATGACGGAAAGTATTATCACAAATACTTCATACAAGGAGTAAAGAACATTGTCTATTGGTTTCCAATCATCTGGAAAGACAGAAATTGGGATGGACATTACATCTATGAAATAATGAAGCATAAATTGAAAGCTCAAGCCAATTATATCGGTAGAAGAGATTTTCATACAAGAGCACAACAAGACGCTCGTAGAATGAGACTATGTGTTAAATTAATTAAAGCATGTCAGGAAGAGCCTTACTCAATGGAGTATATGGATTACCATAAAGACAGAGTTTGGTTTACTGATTGTGAAGACAGACCAGGATCATCTTTATATAATTCAGAAGAGGTATGGGAAAATTATGATGAGTTCTTTAAAAAGTATCCTTTAGTTTATAAAAGAGTATTAAAAGGTGAAGGGCCATTTACTCTAGATGGTAGAGATGAATCTGAAATGAAAAGAATCATTGCAATGAGCATTGCACATATAAATCAAGATAGGGCAAGAAAATTGCTATTTAAAATAATGGAAGAAAATATTGAAGGATGGTGGGATTAGTAATAGTATCAGTAGTAGCAGCAGCTTTTATAATAGCAGTAGGACTGTGGGTAGAAGGAATTGATTACATGAATACAAATCATCCAGACTACAAAGGAGAAGATTTATTTAACGAAGAAAAAGAAGATGCTAAGACATAGAATATACTTAGACGACGTAAGAACACCAGTTGATCCAACTTGGATCGTGGTAAGAAATTACGAAGAGTTTGTACAAAAGGTACAAGACTTAGGACTGGAAAACATTGATATAATTTCATTAGATCACGATTTAGGACCTTCGGCAATGGCTGAATGGCACTCAAACGTGTATCACAATTATGAATTAAATTATGATAACATTGAAGAGAAAACTGGAATGGATTGCACTAAATGGCTGGTGGATAAATGGTTGGACGGAGCTCCTGTTGTTGATGTTGTAATACATTCTGCAAATGCTGTGGGGAGTGCTAACATGATGGGGTACATAAACAACTACAGACATATCCACAGATTACCTCAGAATTGTGTAAGAGTACAAATTGAACATACAGTATAAGTTATGATAGGAGGAGCACAACCAAAAGTATTACTAACTCAAACTGAGGAAGGTACATTTGATCTAGATGAAGCATTTAAGTCCATATTTGGTAAAGAATTAAAACCAAACTACAAATTAGTAAGAGAAAGAGACGGTCTAACTAAAACATCAGTAGGAGTAAAATGGTTAGAGTTTAACGAGGAAGGAAGGTATAAAGCAGACTTTGAAGACATTGCTGTTGGAAGAAGTTTATTAATGTCTCCATTCGGACCTTCATTTACTTGGCAAACAACTCTAGTAACAGAGATTGTAGAGCAAAGAGAAGATTATATTAAATTTAATACAGAAAATAGTAACTACGAATTATTTAAAATATAGATTATGATTTGGATATTATTACTTTACGTTTTACCACTAGTACTTAGTATGTTAGTGGCATATTTCCTAATAAAAAAAGAAGGAGGGTCAGTAAAAGACTTTTTAGAACCACTTCCTTTTTTATTCATTCCTATAATGAACATTGCAGCCTTAGGAGCAGGGTTAGTTATTTTTATTGAGAAATTTTTAGAAGAAGATGAATCTTGGCAAAACTTTAAAAACAAAAAACTATAATGAGAATAACAGTACTATCAGACACACATACAAGACATGGATTGATTCCTATGGAAGATTTACCTGGAGGTGATCTTCTTATTCATGCTGGAGACATAATGAATTCAGGGTACAACAAGAACGACATCTGGGATTTCTGTCATTGGTTCCAATCTCTAAAGCAATACCAAGACAAAGTATTCATAGCAGGTAACCACGATCGAATGTTTGAAAATCATCCTGAGGATGTAAAGGAATGGGTAGACAAGTTTGGAGATATAATCTATCTTCAAGATGATGACTTAGTACTATACGGAGATGGTCCAAATGGAGATTCTCCTCAAGACAATATTCGCATTTACGGATCACCTTGGCAACCGGAATTCTATTCTTGGGCATTCAATTTACCAAAAAATGGAATTGAAATAGCAGGTAAGTGGGAAGGTATTCCTGACAACACAGACATCTTGGTTACACATGGTCCTTCATTTGGAACTCTAGATACAGTAGCAGGAAGACCTTGGGACGGATTAGGATGCGAATTGTTAGCTCAAAGAATTGAAATTATTAAACCAAAGATCCATGTATGTGGACATATTCATTCAGGATATGGTTATGAGTTTAAAAATGGTACTCACTTCTTTAATGCATCAGTATTGGATGAGGCTTACGAGTACACTCAAAAGCCAATGACGTTTGATTGGGACAAGGAAACAAATACAGTAAAATTTATTTAAGAAAAGTTGGCTCTTCGGAGCCTTTTTCTTATCTTTAAGTATAATTAAAAAGGTTATGGAAGATCAAGGTACATTATTAGAACAAGCATCATTTATATTCTCACAAGATGCTAATTGTTTATCAGACAGGGATGAGTATGAATCTTTAGAGATAGAAGCACGTTCAAGTATAGGAATTGATAGAGACGAGGATTGTTTCTTTATACTAAAAACAGACAAATGGTCAGTAGGTTCAATAGAGGAACTAGAAACATTATTTGATAGAATAAAACAAGTAGTAATTAAAAAATAAAGGTTATGATATTCAAAAGATTTTTCAAGTACACACCAACACAGCAAGAGCAACAATTCATAGATATTGTTACTAAATTATTAGCACATCCTAAAACATCTTTAAGGATGACACCTCTAACAGATAAGTATTTTCTTATCAATGAGCAGAAACATTACTATGTTTTGCTAAAAGAGAATGGAATTCAGATTACTAACTCTAAGTTTTCTTTTGCAAAGTCTTTGCATTCAAAAGCTTATGATATGATCATAAAAATAATTCATGCTCACATGGAAGAGAATAGACAAGCCTTAGAAGACAAACTATTTGTAAATGAAACAAATATGCTGGATACAGTATTAACAAGCTTATAGTAATGCAAAGACTTGAAAAATATTCTGAGAGATTTGATAATGATAAATCTCCAATAGGCAACTCAGATACTTGGGGTAAGAGGTTAGTTGAAGATAAAAATCCTTACATAGGATCATTTCTTCTTAAGAATGGATTTTCAAAAGATGTACTTGATAACAATGTATACCATAATCTAGAATGCATTATAACAGTTCTAGATGAATGCTATCAGATTGACTTTGATCATCCAGAGTATGGAGCTGTTTCAACCTACACAGACTCCTATTCAATTATACATTTAGTAGGAATTTTAACCTGGAATGATTTAATAGATAGAAATTATATAAAATGAAAAAAACATTATTGACAGTGACGGTGAATGGAAATGAAATTGCATTTGTAAAAGATAGAGAACATTATTTTATTCATTGGGGAGAACAAGGAAAGCCTAGAGCAGTAAAGAAGATAACAACTCCAACTGGAAGAAAGCCTTCACAAAAATCAGCACACAGACAGTTCCTAGAAGCAGTAAAAGCGACTAAAGTATTAAAATTCAGCAGACTATAATGGCAGCACTAACAGATAATAAGTACGATGTATACAATTGGATAGAAAAAGTAATTGATTCTTGTACTACTTATTTTCATTTTAAGAGTGTAGATGCTCTTATAACAAACTTCGATAGAGTATATGATGATTGGGAATTAACAGGAAAATTATTAGTTTACTCAAGTCATAAATACTATAAAACAAAAAGATAAATGAGAGCACAGAAGATAAAAGTAAATAAGATTATCAAGGAGTATAAAGAAGCAACCAATAGAGAAATTTGGGAAGGAGTTAGAGATAATTTTACTTTTGGATTCATAGGAGCAACTCTAGTAGTATTCATTGCAACAAAGACAGACCTTGCAGTATTGCTAGGATATCTAGCCTACTACTTCTTTGTAGGTAAAATAGTTAACCGTCCAAAGTACGTAACAGATTTAGGAAAGCTAATAGTATTTCCATTCCCTTCAGCACTTGGAGCATTTACCGGGTATAAATTAAGTTACATTTTATTACAGTACATATGAATTTTATAATAGGTTTTAGCTTTGGAGTACTAGCACAAATACTTACATTTGTTCAACTACAGGGACAATTCAGATGGGAATGGTTCAAGCAACATCCATGGGCAGTTTCATTGATGGGAGTACCAATCTCATTTCTTTATATTATGTCTGTAAAGTATATGGTATCACATTTTGGAGGAGAGTTATGGCCTTCAAGACTAATGGGATTCTCAATCGGAGCAATAGTATTTAGTTACATGGCACATTTATGGTTTCAAGAACCATTCACCCTTAAGACACTTATATGTCTTGGATTAGCTTTTGCAATAATGATGGTTCAATTATTTTGGAAATGATACAACTTAAATCTACAGACAGAATACATGGAGTATATGAGGTGTATTTTAGTGAAAAAAGAATAGGTACCTTCCTTATACAGGAGGATGGATACTACGGATTCTATACAGAAAGTGACTCTGGATACTGGAGTTCATATGCTTTAAGGCTTATAGCAGATAAGTTAGATGAAATGAATAAAAAGTGGGATGATCAAGTAAAAAAAGATATAGGTAATGGAAAGTAAATTAGAAACATGTCATCACTGCGGTGAAGAAAAAGAAAATTGCTATCACGGATTTATAACAATGTGTATCCCTATTCCTGAAATGGAAGAAAAGATTAATAAGTGGAATCTGATTGATGCTTATAAAAGCTACGAAAAGGAATGGATGTTAGAAAATCCTCCATTTGCTGGTCCTTATACTGATACTTGCCTAACTCAGGAAGAATTTAATAGTAAAATAAAAACAGACTCAGAATTTTCACTGGAATGGTTTACCAATAAATGGTTTAACAATTTAGAAAGAGAAGATCTTACTGAGGAAGAACTAGAAGAACTAGATAAGCTTTCTTTATATGATCAGATGTTAAACAGTATTGGAAGAGGAGTTCAATGTAATGACTGCGGAAAGAAAGAATCAGAGCTTTATGAAAAATATTACCCAAAACATTTGGTACCTTAAAATAAATTTACTATATTAAAAACTATGAATAATAAATTTACATTCCACGTATTAGGACTTCCTCATACAATCACTAATAGAGAATTTGTAGCATGTGCTTATACACAAAAGGCTTGGAAATTCTGTAAGATGATGGGGGAAAGAGGGCATACTATCTACCATTACGGACATGAGGAGAGCGACGCTCCATATGCGGAAAACGTAACAGTTATCACCAATAAGGTATGGAAAAAAGTATACGGTACTCATGACTATAAATCTAAATTCTTTAAATATAATGTAGAGGATGAAGCCTATCAAACCTTCTATAAAAATGCTATAAAGGAAATAGGAAAGAGAAAACAGAAGAATGATTTCATTTTACCATTCTGGGGGTCAGGAGTAAGGCCGGTATGTGACGGACATCCAGATTTAATAACTGTTGAACCAGGAATAGGCTATGCAGGAGGGCATTGGGCAAATTGGAAAGTATTTGAATCTTATGCAATCTACCATGCATACTACGGACTGATGGGAGTGAATTATTGCGATATGAAAAACTACGAAGTAGTAATTCCAAACTACTTCGACCTCTCTGATTTTGAATTTAGCGATAAAAAAGAAGATTACTTTCTTTATTTAGGAAGAGTCTTTGACGGAAAAGGAGTTAATATAGCAATCCAGGTTACTGAACACTTAGGGTATAAATTAAAGATAGCAGGACAGATTGACGCCGATGGACCTTATAAGGATGGAAAGTTTCCTCCTCATGTAGAGTTTGTAGGGTATGCTGGAACCGAAAAGAGAAAAGAACTGATGAAGAGTGCAAAAGGATGCTTCCTACCTTCACAATATGTTGAACCATTTGGAGGAGTTCAAATAGAAAATTTACTATCAGGAACACCAACAATTACCTCAGACTGGGGAGCCTTTGCAGAGAATAATATAAACGGAGTAACTGGTTACAGATGTAGAACGTTTGATGATTACTTGCAGGCAACTATAAAAATTAACAACGGAGAAATAGATTACAAGACTTGTAGAGAGTATGGAGAAAAGTTTTCATTAGAGAATGTAGCTCCTATGTACGAAAAATATTTTAAAGATATTTTAAATGTTTATGAAGGAGAAGGATGGTATCAAACAGATATTCCTAGAGGGAAGACTGATGCTTTCAATTATACAAATATGGAGGAAGAAGAAAAGCCATTTGCAGATAATCTAGCTAAGTGGATTAAAAAGTATTACAATCCTAAAAAAGTAGTCGATGTAGGTTGCGGGAGTGGGACTTATGTAAGGTCCTTAAGAAAAGAAAAAATTGATGCTATTGGGTACGATATTAACGATGTAGTAGAAGATCAGGACTTTCTCTTTAAAAAGAGTATCTTTGACCTAAACCATAAATCAGAACTAATTATCTGCCTGGAAGTAGCCGAGCACATAGAGACAGAACACAACGACAGTATTGTTGAAAAGTTATACGAAAACCTTAAACCAGGAGGTACTTTAATCTTCACAGCAGCACATCCAGGACAGCAAGGAATAGGTCATATAAACTGTCAAACAAAAGACTACTGGTGGGAGAAGTTTGCAGAAAAAGGATTAGTCCGAGATTTAAAAGCAGAGAAGGATTGGGAAGATTATTTTGATCAAGGAAGAGAGTACATGGGATGGTTCCGTATGAACAAGCTCTTTTTAACTAGAGTAGGATCATAAAAAGATATTTCTTATATTTATTAACATATAACAACAGTGTCGTAGCACCACTTTAAAAACACACCTTATGGCAACATATTTTAAGAAGCCTTCCATAGAGAAAGCAGAACAATCGGTTATAATGGATAGAGTTCTAGAACAAAAAAAGAAAGAACTCTCACCAGGAGATTTCAAAACCTATGCAAACTTTACTACTCAGCAAGAACTGCTTGAAGAAGCAACTAGAAGAAATCTATTAGCAATTCCAGATCCAAAACTACATCAACAAATTTCATTTATCAAATCCGGTATAAGAATACTTGGATACTTTCTATTACCTTTTAATCTTTTATTAGGAGCTGGAGTATTAATTTTAAGTGAAATAGTTGGAATTTACGAAGAATTAGTTTAAATTAGAGTTATGAGAGAGGTGAACGATCACGTAAAAGAAGCTTTAGGTATAAAGCCTAAGAAGAGATTTAAGAAAGACTACACAAAAGCATTTGTATGGATAGGGCTTGCTCTAATCACAATTGCTATATGGACAACAATTTACAATTTAATATTTTAACAAATGAAATTTCAAGCAACAAAACTATTTGACGGCTACTCAGCATGCTTTCGACAATGGAAAGCAGAGGGTACACATTGCAGATTTCTTCACGGCTATGCCGTATCATTCCGAGTATGGTTCGAAGGAGAACTAGACGAAAGAAACTGGGTATGGGACTTCGGAGGAATGAAAAGAGCTAAAGGAAACATCGAAGGATATTCTCCAAAAGCATTTTTCGATTACCTATTAGATCATACAACTATTGTAGCAGAGGATGATCCTTATATGGATACATTTAAACAAATGCATAACGACGGCGTTATACAGTTAAGAATACTTCCTGCTACAGGATGTGAACGATTTGCAGAATACTTACATTTAAAAATCAATACATTTTTACTTGAAGAAACAAACAGTAGAGTAAGAGCTACTAAGGTAGAAGTTTACGAACATGAAAGGAACTCAGCATCTTATGGTGAGTAAGCCTAACTTAACAATGGACGAGTTTCATCAGTACTTACAAAATGTAATAGACTCTAAATTAGATCTAAGACAGAAAGTAGTAGCGGTAGAAAGGTATATAAAACAAATAACAGGAAGATGAAACTGAGTGAAATAATTTACCTAGCAACAAAAGCATTCGATAAAGGATGGGACTTTGAAACTCTAAAGTACGGAGATGATTTGTATGGAAAGGAAAAATATGCTTCTGAAGTATGGGAGTATGTAGAAGAGCTGCAAGAAATAGGAAGAACTGAATTTTACATAAAATATTGTCAATACAATTTATATTAAGATGAAAAGAATAGAAGATTATAACAAAACACTTCCCATTGTAGAGCTTTATACAGCAGTACAATCAGAAGGAAGTAGAGCAGGTTATCCAACCGTAGTAATCAGAACAACAGGCTGTACTCACAGATGTTGGTTTGGTGATGGTGGATGGTGCGATTCTTGGTACACAAGTATACATCCTGAAAAAGGACATATCAGTTTTCAAGATATTATTAACATGTATGATGCCAATCCCCACATCACAGAGATGATGCTAACAGGAGGATCACCAACAATGCATCCAGCATTAGTAAACGAATTAACACATTTTGCACATGAAAGAAATATTTTCATTACGATTGAGACCGAAGGAAGTCATTTTCTTGAGACAGATTACCCAATTAATCTATTATCAATCTCCCCTAAGTTCAGTAATTCTGTCCCTAAGGTTGGCATTGCAACACCTCAAGGAGACATTACAGATGAGAAAATGATTAAACAGCATAACAAGCTAAGATTAAACTACGATGCAATATCCAAATCAATCTCTTATCATTCAGACTACCATTTAAAACCGGTATGGGATGGAGAGGATCAAGAAGCATTAAAAGAGATTATGAATTGTATTAAAATGCTAGACATACCAGAAGATAAAGTATGGTTCATGCCAGCAGGAGATTCAAGAGAAGCTTTATTCAAATCATATCCAAAAATGTTTGATTGGGTTAGAGATAACGGTTATAGATTGACCTGGAGACCTCACATCATTGCATTTGAAGACCAAAGAGAAGTGTAAGATGGCAGTAAAAAGAGCAACAGAGTTTGAAGTACTAACAGTATTTCATACACTATGGAAAAGTAGAGGGCTTGAAGCAGCAACAGTAAAAAGACTTTTAAAGGAAGAGTTTGATTTAGAACTAACAGTTCTAGCAAACGGAGAAATATCAGCACAATCACCAGACGGAAAAACTAAATATACAATTAAATAAAAAAACAAAGTTATGACATTAAAAGATCTAATCGATTTAGCAGGGGATAGAGAACTATCAAAATCATATCCAAAAGCAGATGGCCTTTACATCTGGGATTATAAGTTACAATTCAATCAAGACCTTAATTTAGAGCTAGTATTAATACCAAGTGACTCAGGTAAGACAGGATTTAAAGATAAAGTATCTATCGAAGAATTAGTAAATTACGTATTGGAGTCAACAGATCCAGAAGTATCAGGAGACGAAGTTATCTCACAACTACAAATTGTAGACGTGGAAGGAATTACAATCGCAAAGGTATAGTATGAAGAAGTTTTTATTATTACTCTTACTTCCGTTATTAGGGTTTGGACAGTTAAGAGATAGCGTTTATGTAAAGACAGACATATACGAGGTAATGTATTCAGAGACATTAGAGCAACCATTGTGGGTAAAGTACCAAGTACTGTGCACTGGAGTAGGAGCATCTAGAAAAGGAATGGATTTCTATAAAGATAAAACAATTCATACCTCAGATGAAAAAGACTATGCATTCAATATCTACGACAAAGGACATTGTGCACCAGCAGCTGACTTTAACTGTACTAGAGAAATGTTATTTAAAACATTCTCATACCTAAACTGTACTCTTCAAAATGAAAGACTAAATAGAGTTCATTGGAGACTATTAGAAGACTATGAAAGACTTTTAGCCTTTTCAGAAGGACCAGTCAACGTTGAAATAAAAATAGTATTTGATAAAAATCCCAGACGAGTTCCGGCAGGTGCAGCTATTCCTACGGCTTTCTATAAGATTATCAAAACTAAGAGTAAGACAATTGCTTTTTACTTTCTAAATGAAGCACCAAAGAAAGCAACGTTTGTAGATTATCAAGTAAAAATTAAATAGTTATGGCACTAAAAATAGGAAATAAAGTTTATTTAAGCTGGGATGATATCAACATCTTAGTAGAAGATTTAGCAAATACAATAGCAGCATCAGGAGCAGAGATTAAATCGATAACAGGTATTCAAAGAGGAGGATTAATACCAGCAGTAATGATCTCCCACAAGCTCCACATACCTTACGTTAGTAGAATAAATAAAGATACTTTGGTAGTAGATGATATTTGTGATACAGGAGAGACGTTAAAAAATACTATTGGAATGTATACTGCAACGCTTCATTACAAACCAACAGCAATCTTTACTCCAGACTTCTACTCAAAAGAAGTAGGAACAGAGTGGATTGTATACCCTTGGGAAAGAAATGACTCAGAAACTATTCAAGATTATTTGAAAAAATAGTTGCAGGATAAAGTAAAAAATGTTATATTAAATAAAACGGAGTCGTAGAACCTCCATAAAAACAATCTTATATGTCAAATAAAAAATTTATCGACGGTACAGAATTAGTACAAGCCGGATTCGCTAATGGTATTTCCTCTCAATTGGCAAAAAAACAACTAACAGAAGGTCCAGAAGCAAGATTAACTGAAGTAGAAAAGCAACACATCATTGAAGATGCAGCAGAAGCTTTCGGACAATTCCTTTCAGCTTTAGGATGTGATTGGCAGAATGATCCAAATTCATCTGATACTCCTAAAAGAGTTGCAAAAGCATACGTAAACGATTTATGGGCAGGTCGATTTGAACCACTAACAAGAATTACAGCATTCCCTTCTGATGGTTATGATGGAATAGTACAAGAGAGTAATATACCAGTTACCTCAATGTGCTCACATCACCACCAAACAATTTCAGGAGAGGTAAGTATAGCTTATGTTCCTTCAGCAGATGGAAAGGTAGTTGGGCTTTCAAAATTAAATCGAATTGTAGAGCAGTTTGCTAGACGTGGAGCTATTCAAGAGCAGTTAACAGTTGCAATTCATAATGCAGTAGATAAAATCTGTGAAGGTAATCTAGGAGTAGCAGTAGCAATTTCAGCAACACATAACTGTGTATCGTGTAGAGGGATTAAACATCAGGGAGCTTCAATGCAAACAGCAAAGTTAACAGGGTGTTTCTTAGATGAAGCATCAGCAAGAGCAGAATTCTATACAAATATTAAACTTGGAAAAAAATAACTAAAACCAAACATTATGAATTATTGGCAAGTAACTGTGCAATTGGAGCACGAAAATGACCGAGGTCGTATTCAAAGAGTAAAAGAACTTTATTTAGTAGATGCAATTTCAGCAACAGAAGCTGAAGCAAAGATCTATACAGAGTTCGAAGGAGAGTCTAACTTCGCAGTAGTAGGAGTTAATCAATCTAAAATTATTAAAGTAATTGAATAATAAGTTGGCTCTTCGGAGCCAATTTCTTATATTAATAAAAAAGTAAAAAGTTATGATTACAGATCCAAAAGTACCTTTTATTGATGAGGTAGAGGAATTTAATGCCGTAATGGGTAAACCTAATAACTATGAACCAACTATCCCCGAAAGAAAAGAATGGGAATTTGTATACAATTTCATCCTTGAGGAATTGGAAGAATATAGAGAAGCTTGCGAAGCAGGAGACATCGTTGAGGTTCTGGATGCTTTGTGCGATATTACTTATGTTGCCACTGGGAACGGTACTATGTTACATGGCCTTAAGGATAAGATATGGCCAGCATATCAAGAAGTTCAAGCTTCAAATCTATCAAAAGCTTGCCAAACAGAAGAAGACGCTAAAGCAACTGTCATTCAGAGATCGAGTGAGCAAGGTGAGGAGTGTCATTACGAAAAAGTTGGAGAGTATTACGTTGTTTATAGAACAAGAGATAGAAAAGTAATGAAGAATGTAAATTACTTCCGACCAGATCTTTCTCAGTTTTTTACTCAAGAGCAGTTAAGTAAATTTAATAGAATTAAATAATGCAAGCAGCACTAGACCATTTAGAAAAGCATAAAGTGTTTATTGATACTTTAGGTATAGATATGATTCCTTTATCAGAGGCATATAAAGCAGTTGAGAAGTCTATCGATAGTCAACTGGCAGAAGTTATGGAAACATTACAAGCACAGTTAGGAGGATTAGTAGAAGATTTACAAGATATAACACCAGAAGATAATGATTAAGATAGCACACGAATCACCGAAGAGTATCTTTAAAGAAGTACAGAAGTATACTGACTATGATTATGCATTAGTGCATTTATTTGAAGAAGATCCAGAATACTTAAAACAGTTTCAAGATGCTAAAGAAGCAGGTAGAGAAATTATTTTAGATAATTCTATCTTTGAATTAGAAGAAGCTTTTGATGCAGAGAAGTTTGCAGGCTGGGTATTAGAATTAAAGCCAGATTGGTATATAGTTCCGGATGCTTTAGAGGATGCAAAGAAGACTGTACAGCAAATGACAGAATGGAATAACAAGTATAAAAATCTTCCAGGAAAGAAAATAGGAGTTGTTCAAGGAAAGACTTACAGTCAAATTAAGACTTGTTATGAGTATATGGATAAGATTGCAAATGTAGATATGATTGCAATTTCATTCGACTACTCGTACTATACAAATACTATTTCACATCCTAACAAGTATGTTAGTTGGATGCTAGGAAGGGTTAAGCTACTAGGAGATCTATTGAGAGACGGTGTTATAAACGAAGAGAAGAAGCATCACCTATTGGGATGTGGATTACCTCAAGAGTTTTCTTTCTACTCAGACTATAAATGGATCTATTCTTTAGATACTTCTAATCCAGTTGTACATGGTATAAAAGGAGTTGAGTATAGAGCAGATGGATTATGGTCAAAAGAGTCTCAAAAGTTATTTGAATTAATCAACTACGTACCGGAAGATACGAATATGATTCTTCAGAACATTCATAAATTCAGATGGTTTGCAAATGGACGCAAAGTATAAGATAGGGGAAATGGTTATTATAAATCTCGATAATGAGATTATAGATGCCGAAGTATTTGGAATAGTAGACAGTAATTCAGGAGGAAAACCTTCGTACAGTTTAAGAGTGAAAGGAAATTTTATCTTTATGAATGAGGATAGAATAATAAGTATATCACATGAATAGACCTTGGATAGCATTCTTTAGTCAAACAGGATCAGAGATCGTAGAAGTATCAAAGCTACTAGGAAGATGGCCTGACCTTATTATTACAAACGAAAGACCAGAACATCTTAGAAAGATTCATCCTGCTTTAGAAAATAAGCACTTAATCTTCGTAGACAATAAGCCTTCAGAAGAAGAACTATTTCCTCTATTGGCTCAGTATGATAATGCTTTAGTAACTCTTCATGGATGGTTAAGGATTATGCCACCAGGTATTTGTAATCGATTTGAAATCTATAATGGACATCCAGGACTTATAACTCAGTATCCAGAACTAAAAGGAAAAGATCCTCAGCAAAAAGCTTTTGACTTAGGATTAGAACATTCTGGATGTGTTATTCATAGAGTAACAGAAGGAGTGGATGAAGGAGCTATACTTTTACAGAGACAAGTTTCTATAAAAGGGTTGGAAATAGGAGAATTATTTCATATCTTACATAGTATATCAGTAAGTCTTTGGGTAGACTTTTTAAAAAATTAGTTATGAAAAGAATAGCATTAGTAGGAGCATCATCAGTAGGGAAGACTACAGTATACGAATTACTTAAAAGTAAATTACCTGAGTATGATTTTATAAATGAATCAACAAGAACGGTTGGTAGTTATGGATTTCCTATTAATGAAGCAGGAACTTCTGAAACACAGCTTGCTATTTCTTCTTTCCATTTAGAGGCATTATTAGCTACTAAAGATGTAATACTTGATAGATGTTATTTAGATCTATTAGTTTATTCTACTTATATGGATAATTTATCCGATAGTGCTTATACATACATCTTAGATACTTGGTTAAGAGTTAAAGATCAATATACACATTTTATTTATTTCCCTATTGAATTTGCTTCTGTAGATGATGGAGTAAGGAGTGTAAATGAAGGATGGAGAGAAGCAATTGATAAGCAGTTTGAAATTAACTTAAAGTCAATTAAGTTTGCTGGAGGAGATTACTTAACAGTAACAGGAAGTCCTAATCAAAGAGTTGAACAAATATTAAACTATATAAAATAAAATGACACAAGAATTAAATCAAGCAGAAGTTGTAAAGATTGCAGGAAAGCATCTAGGACAAGTAGGTGGAGCAGGATATAGCGATACTTACGATCCAAGTCTATTGGTAGAAATTCCACGTTACTTGAATAGAGAAGCGTATGGAATTGACGATAATAACCTTCCATTTGTTGGAGGAGATGTTTGGAATGCATACGAAGTATCTGCAATCACTACAAAAGGATTACCAGTAGTAGGAATGTTAAAGATTTGGTATCCAGCCGATTCAAAACTTCACGTAGAGTCTAAATCAATTAAATTGTATTTGAATTCATTCAATATGACTCAATTGGGAGATACAGATCATGAATGTATTAAGTTACTAAAAGAAAGAGTAAAGAAAGACCTATCTGACTTACTACAGACAAAAGTACAGGTAGAGATGTTTACATCAGAGCATTCTCCAAGCTATGCCTTTAAAGGATATGCACCATTGGATGCTTTGGTTGACTTAAACAAAATTGAATTTACTTCTTACCATTCAGACGCTACACAGTTACAGTCAGAAGAAGTATCTGAAGACTTTGAAATTGGAGAAATAAAAATACAGTCTAATCTTTTAAGATCAAATTGTAGAGTAACAAACCAACCAGACTGGGGTGATGTATTTATTCATATTAAACCAACAGCAGGAGTTGTTCCTGATTTAGAATCATTAGCAAAATATATTGTAAGTCACAGACAAGTAAGTCACTTCCACGAAGAGATTTGTGAAATGATCTACATGCACTTAAAAGAAGCTTACAATCCAGAAGAATTAATGGTAGCTTGTCTTTATACTCGTAGAGGAGGATTGGATATTAATCCAATTAGAGCTTCCCATAAGAAATTAATCCCAGGATTCTTTACAGATATTACTTGTAGAATGGCTAAAACATTACGTCAGTAATGGAAGCTAACTCAAGACAAGAAGAAGTATTAGAGCTTATTGCCTTAAGAACACCACCAGGAGATAACTGGAAAGGACAATGGCCATCAGCACCCTTACATACAATTGAAGGACTGGTACCAACTCTATCAGCTTATATGAGAGCGACAGAGTTTAAAGGAGCTTACAGGTTAGAACCTCTAAAAGGAGAACTATACGCCATAAGAACTCAGACAGTTACCTGGACACCTCCAGAGCCAGAAAAATTTGACCTTTACGGGGAATTTTAGTATAAAAGAGTTGCTTAACCGCAGCTCTTTTCTTATCTTTACATAATATAAAAACAAAAAGGTTATGACAGATTTCGAATTACTACTTAAGAAAGGGCAAGTTGGAGAACAGGTCGCATTAAAATACTTCAGTAAGATAACTGAAGTAAAAGATCGCACAGATTATACTGAGCATAAATTCTACCAGAAGAAAGGATTTGATTTCGAATTTCTAAATAGAAAAACACAGACTTGGGATAGAGCAGAAGTAAAAACTAATATAAGAGAGAATAATTTAACGTTTTTTGAACTGTATAATAAGAAGCAGGAACTAGGATGGTTTAATACCTCTACTGCAGATATATTAGTTCTATTCAGCGTATATAGTAAGAAGCTGTACTACTGCAACTTAAAAGAGATGAGAAATTATATCAATAGTAGAATTGAGAGTAAGTCTATAAACTTTAGTACAGTTAAGGACGGAAGTGTTGGAGTATGGATTCCTGTAAATAAGAATAATTTAATTATAGAACTTGACTAAGTTATGCAAATAGAAAAAAAGTATTACCACGTCGATAGTATCGAGACTATCAACCTTCTTATCGAGCATATTAATCAGTCAGAAGTTCTTGCTTACGATACTGAGACAACTGGACTGAATGTAAGAAGGGATCAAGTTGTAGGATGGTCCGTATCAGGAGAAGAAGGAATAGGATTCTATCTTCCAACTCAGAAATGGAATACAGAATTAAATCAATTAGAGGAATGTATCATTGGCGGAAAAGGAGCACATGACATTACTAAAAAGTTACTCCCGCTGCTTAAGGGTAAGAGACTAGTAATGCACAATGCTTCTTTTGACTGCCGAATTACTAAGAACTATTACGGAGTATCTTTATTAGAAGATCTTTGGGTAGATACAGCTCTCCTTGTTCATACAGTACAGGAAGAAGGAGCTGGTATGGGAGTGTTTGGACTAAAGGCATTAGCTATCTCTATTCAGAAAGAGATCGGACTAAATGTAGAAGAAGCAGCTAACAAAGAGCAAGTAGAGCTAAAAGAATCTATTAAAGCAAATGGAGGATCAACTACAAAAGATCTTTACGAGATCTTTAAAGCAGATATGGCAATTCTTTCCAAATATGCTGCAGCCGATACGGATTTAACCCTTAGAGTTTGTAATCACTTCTTAAAAGTATTAAAGGAAGAAGGACTAGAGAAATTCTTCTTTGAAGAAGAAGTAATGCCTCTTTACAAAGAAGTAACTGTTCCAATGGAAGAGATAGGAGTAGCATTAAATCTTCCGTTACTAGAAAAGACTAGAGATGATATTACAAATGACCTACAATCGAATAAAAAGATAGTAATTGACAGTATACTAAGCATTCCAGAGGCAAAGGAATGGGTAGTTGATACAGCACTTTATACTTACCCTCCTTCACACAAAGGTAACTGGGCACAGAATTTAATTATGCTTCACTCTCTTCCTTTAGAGAGAAGCGAAAAGACTGGAAAGTATTCTTTAACTAAAAAAGCTATTGACGAATTAGAAGAGAGTAATATAAAACAATTTCTACTAACAGGAGACTTAAACCTACTAGACGAAATGGAAGTTGTTAGAATTTCTATGTCGATGTGGAAGGAAGAGAATGAAGGAGACTATTTGAATATTCAATCTAAGAAACACTTAGGTGAGATTGCATTCAAGTATATGGGAATCAAACCTCTTACTCAGACTAAAAAAGGTCAAGATCAATTTGACATGGATATGTTAGAGGAGTTATCTAAGACTTATGAATGGGCAAATAACCTTAGAACATATAATAAGTTACTAAAAATTAAATCAACTTACATCGATAGATTCCTAGACGGTCAAGAGGACGGAAGATACTACTTTTACTACAAGCAGCATGGTACGGTATCAGGAAGGTATGGATCAGATGCTCAGCAATTACCAAAGCCTAAAGAAGAAGGAGAAGATACCCCGCTACTTGTAAAGTATACAAATGTAGTAAGAGAGTTCTTAATTGCAGGAGAAGGAAGAAAGTTAATCGATAATGACTATACTTCTCTAGAACCTCACTGCTTTGCTTCTGTAGCAGGTGATATTAATCTTCAAGAGATTTTTAACAACGGATGGGATTTCTATTCTACTGTTGCTATTAGAACTGAGAAGCTTGATCAAGATAAAGTAAAATATCCAGACGGTGTTTCACCTGATACTAAATCTCCTATCTTCTTAAAGAAATTAGATCCAGTAAAAAGAAATCAAGCTAAGGCTTACTCTCTAGGAATTGCATACGGAATGGAAGCATATGCTCTGGCAAAGACTTTAAATATATCTCAGAAAGAAGCTGATACTCTTGTAGCAGGTTACCTAGATGGTTTTCCTCAATTAAAAGAGTGGAGAGTTAACTCTAGAGAGCAAGTAAAAAGGCTAGGGTATATCCAAAATAAAGTAGGACGAATCAGACACTTACCAAAAGTGAAATTGATCTTTGAAAAGTTTGGAGATCAAGTATTGGATTGGAGATTTAGAAAGAGTCTTGAACAGCAGTACGGAAAAGATCCTGTAATGCAGATGTATAGAGATTATCGAAATGGATTAAACAACTGCTTGAACTACCAGTTACAGTCTTTAGCGGCAGCGGTTGTGAATAGAGCAGCAATTCAGATTAATAGAAAAGCAAAAGAGTTAGGAATAGACGGTAGAGTACAAGCTCAGATTCATGACCAGTTGATCATAAATGTAAGAGAAGATCAAGCAGAAATGTTTATGCCTTACGTTCAAGAGTTGATGGAATTAACAACACAACTACCGGGAGTAACTCTAAAGGCACCACCACAGATAGCAAATAACTTTGCAGAAGGTCATTAGAAGTTGTTTCCTTAGATATTTATTCATATATTATTAAAATAAGTTATTAACCAAATCAAGTTTATGTCACAAGAGTTATCAGCTAACAGCGACAGAGTTATTGTAAAGCCTGTTGAATCAGGAGAAGAAAGATTCGGAAGTATTATCATTCCGGATATGGGGAAAGAAAAGCCAGAAATGGGTGAAGTAGTTTCCGTAGGTCCAGGACGCCAGTCTGAATTTGGACAATTTATTAGAGTAGAAGCCAGTGTAGGAGATGTGGTATTGATTCCTAAGATAGGAACAATCCGTATTGACTTTGAAGGTCAAGAATACTTTATACTTCCAGACAGAGAAATTTTAGCAACAATCAGAAAATCACAAGAGTAGTTATGTCAAAACAAATTAGTTTTTCAAAAGAAGCTAGAGAGAAATTACTATCAGGAGTAAACCAACTAGCAGACGCAGTAGTATGTACATTGGGACCGTCAGGTAGGAATGTATTTATTCAACAACAAGGAGGTAATCCAACCTCAACAAAGGATGGTGTAACAGTAGCCAAAGAAGTAGAATTGGAAGATCCAATTGAGAATACTGGAGCACAAGCTGTAAAACAAGTAGCAATCGAATCAGCTAGATTGGCTGGAGATGGTACTACAACAGCAACATTACTTGCAAGAGAAATTTATAGCCAAGGATTATCTGAGCTACAAAATGCAAATGCAGTAGAAGTAAAAAGAGGAATCGATATTGCCACTAAAGCAGTAGTCGAATACTTAAGAGAGAAGTACTCTAAAGAAGTTACAGAAGAAGAACAAATCAAACAAGTAGCAACAATCTCAGGTAATAATGACCCAGAAGTAGGAAATCTTATTGCAACAGCAATGGATAAAGTTGGTAGAGATGGATTAGTAACTATTGAAGAATCTAAAACAGGAGAGACTTATCTCGAAACTGTAGAGGGTATGCAATTCAACAGAGGATACAAGTCACCTTACTTCGTTACAGATAACAATACTATGACTTCAGTATTGAACAATCCTTTAATCCTTATCACAGATAAAAGAATCCAGCACGTAAAAGAGATGCTTCCTTTATTGGAATCAGTATCACAACAAAATAAAGACTTACTTATCATTGCAGATGATATTGACGGAGAGGCTTTATCGACATTGGTTGTAAATAAGATGAGAGGAATTCTTAGAGTAGTAGCAGTTAAAGCTCCTGAATTTGGAGATAAGAAGAAAGCTATGCTTGAAGACATTGCAGCTCTTACTGGGGGTACAGTTGTATCTGAGGAGAAAGGAATGAAGCTAGACAAATTCGATTTACAGTGGTTTGGTAATTCAAGAAAAGTAACAGTAGGTAAAGATGATACTACCATTGTAGATGGTAAAGGAACTGAAGAAGCTATTGCAGAGAGAATTGAGCAATTAAAAGAACAAATCGAGAATACAGTTTCACCTTACGAGATTGAAATCTTACAAGACAGATTAGCAAAACTTATCGGAGGAGTAGCTATGATTCATGTTGGAGGTCATACAGAGGTTGAAATGAGAGAGAAAAAAGATAGAGTAGATGATGCTCTTCATGCAACTAAAGCAGCTTTACAAGAAGGTATTTTACCTGGAGGAGGAATTGCTTTACTAAATGCTTCTTTCCACTTAACAGAGCATCCATTAGTAGCTCAACATCCAGATCAAGAAAAAGGATTTGACATTATAATCAAAGCACTTCAGAAGCCATTCAAACAGATCTTAGCAAATGCAGGAGAGACTTCAGAAGTAATTGAAGAGAGAGTAAACTACATCTTTGACAATCACAAATGGATTGGATTTAATCCAAGAACAGGGGAGTATGTTGATATGTTAGAGGAAGGTATTATTGATCCAACTAAAGTAACAAGACTAGCTTTAGAGAATGCAGCATCAGTTGCAGGAACAATGTTAATCACAGAGTGTGTTATCACAAGTATAAAACCAAAAGATGAACAAGGAGCAGGAATCGATCCTTCTCAGTTCATGTAATATTAATTAAAAAGAAAAAAAGATGAACAAGCAAGAATTATTCGAACAAATCGATGAATTGTATCAAAGTTTTGTAGCAAGCCATAACGGAACTACTAAAAAATCGCAAGCACAAGCAAGAAAGTCTATCGGAGAGGTTAAGAAATTAATCACAGATTATAGAAAAGCTTCAACAGCAGAGAGCAAGTAAGCAAGGACCGAGAGGGGAGGGGGCGTCAAAACCTCCTCACCGAAGGTGTCACGCGCAAATTTAACAAATAAACAAACATATGACAATTTTAACATCAATTATTTTAGTGTTAGTTATAGTAGCAGGAACAGCATTCCTTGCATACTATATGCAAAGAGGAACAAAGCCCTTAAAAGAATTTAAAATGGACTTTGACAACAACAAAGAAGCTCAAGAGTTAGTAGAGTTATCTAAAGAATTGTACAATAAAGACTTACGTCCTATTGTAGCAAAGAAAGCACCTAAGAAAGACAAAGTAACAGAGCAGGTAGAGTCTATGAAAAAAGTAGTAGAAGCACACGATACTTTGGTAGAAGAGATTAACAAAATATCTCCAGAAGTAACAGCAGTAGTAGAAGCAGCAAAGCCAAAGAAAAAAAGAAAGTACTACCCTAAGAAAAAATAATACGTAAAGTGTATGTCAGACTCAATAAAAAAATATCAAGAGTTACTAGAAGAAGGTAGAACGTTTACCGTTACAGCACATCAGAGAAGTACTATGACCATCATAGAGATACTTCGTGCTTCCGATTGTGCCGGTAATATGAAAACACTTCTAGAGAAAGCAACAGACATATGCAAAAAAAGTCCGAACCTTACCCCGGCCACTGTATTTCAAATTGCAGGTGATGAGGTAAAGGTAGACGAGTTATGTGGTAAAGAAAAACAAGAACAATGGAACAACAACCAAGAATGAATCTATCGATTGATCAAACACTTCCGGTAGAGTGCGAAAAATGTAACCATACATTTTTTGAAGAAGCTCTTCACATTAGAAAGGCAAGTGGAATCCTTACAGGAACAGGTCAAACAACCTACATGCCTATTCCGGTATTTGCGTGCAAGGCCTGCGGCCATGTCAATACTGAGTTCCTTCCAAAGGAATTAAAGCACATGAATATAGGAGAGTAAGAGAGACTTTACTTAAACATCAAAGAGGCCTTGTGCCTCTTTTTTTTGTGCTATTTATTAGAAATTAAACCAGTTACTATGAAAAATTTGTTATTACCAATTAGTTACATCTTAACTAAACTAAATAATTATTTTATGGGATTTTTCAGTATCTTTAAAAAATCAAATGATTACAACGAGAAAGTTGTAATTGGATTCATGTCGTTCATGGTAATGGTAATTGCAATTGCAGTAGACCTTGTAACAGGTTACCTAGGTAAAGCGTTAGAATTAAACGAGTACATCTTTGATGCATTTATGTACATCACATTAGGTTCATTCCTTCCAGATGTATTAGAGAAGTTTGCAGCAATGAAAAACGGAAACAAATCAAATAACGAAGAATAAAAATTAGATTATGAGCTTAAAAAGTTTACAAGAAAAGATCGGAGTAGCTGCAGATGGAGCTTTCGGTCCTGGAACAATGAAAAAAGCAATGGAGTTTTACAAACTAACACCAGTTAGAGCGGCTCACTTCTTTGCTCAAACGTCACACGAATCAGGAGGATTTAAAGCATTCTCTGAAAACTTAAACTACTCAGCACAAGGACTTCAAGGTATCTTTGGAAAATACTTTCCAGGTAACTTAGAAGAGTCTTACGCTAGAAATCCAGAGAAGATTGCCAATAGAGTTTACGCATCTAGAATGGGTAACGGTGATGAAAAATCAGGAGATGGTTTCAAATTTAGAGGAAGAGGTGCTCTTCAATTAACTGGTAAAGAAAACTACGCAGCATTTGCTAAGTATTTAAACAAGCCAGAAATTATGACTAATCCAGACTTAGTAGCAACAACTTATTCATTTGAATCAGCAATGTTCTTCTTTGACAAAAATAAATTGTGGGAGATATGCGACAAAGGAATTAATGATGCAGCCATATTAGCTCTTACAAAAAGAATTAACGGGGGTACTCACGGATTAGCAGATCGTTCAGAGAAAACTAAAAAGTATTACGAATACGTTAAATAGGTAAATATAAGATGAAAACTTCACTATTAATTACATTATCATTGACAACAGCATTAGCATTTATTGGTACATATTTTATGCACCTAACAGCCGATAACATCGAGCAATTCCTAGCAGTAGGATTGGTTGTCTTTGCTGATGGCTTCTTTGGCATATGGGCCGGAGTTAAGAGAGAAGGATTTCAGACTTGTAAAGCATTAAGTGTATTAAAGACATTTGGTTTCTGGACAGTAATGCTGGCAGCCATCTTATCAATAGAAAAAGGATTTACTGGAACATCTTGGTTGAGTGAAACCATTATGGCTCCTTTCTTAGTGTTCCAGTTAGTCTCTATATTGAAAAATGCCTCAATGGTAGGTATAGTTAAAAACGAACTAGTAACACAAATACTAGACAGATTAGATAAACACAAAGGAGACAGAGATGTTACAAAATAAGCAAAACTTATTATTGGTTATAGTAATTGTATTAATAGGTTATAATATATTTACTACAAACAGTATTAGAACAGACGTTAAAGGATATGAAGCCAGAATAGATTCAGTCCAAACTAAAATTGATTCAGCACAAGTAATCAATAAACAAATCGATGTTAAGATCGATTCAGTAAAAGAAAATGTAATTTCTATTACAAAAGAAATACACCACATAGATAATACCATAACAATTGTAAAAAAACAAACAGATGAAAAAATTAATACTGTTGATAAGTTTTCTAATGCTGAGCTTGAATTCTTTTTCACAAACAGATACCACCAAGGTAACACTGCCAACTAAGGTAGTAAGACTAGCAGCAAAAGATTTAGTTCGCTATGATGGATGTAAGGTAGAATTAAAACTTACTCAAGATAAAGTAATTAAATTACAGGAAAGAGAAGTACAAAAAGATACTATCATCAACTTCTTAACTGTTAAAGATAAGAACAATCAGTTCATCATTGGACAGAAAGATGTTCAAATTGGAGAGTACAAAGGAATGACTGATGACTTAAAGAAAGAATTAAAAGGTCAAAGGAATAAAACATTCTGGTATAAAGTGTTAGCTTTTGTAAGCATATCCACAACACTATACTTCGCAAAATAAATTAAATAAGGCTTGTTTTTACAGGCCTTTTTTCTTATATTATAGTTATATAAAAATGTTATTATGAACGACAGAGAAGCGATCTTTACTATTGACGAGCCAAGTCAAAAGAAAGAACTAGTAAACCATCCAAACCATTACGGAGGAAAAGATAATCCCTACGAAGCCATAAAAGTTATTGAAGCCTGGAATTTAGGTTTCTGTTTAGGAAATACCGTTAAGTATATTGCCAGAGCTGGAAAGAAAGATGCTACAGTTCAAGAGCTTGAAAAAGCTTTATGGTACTTAGAAAGAGAAATCAAAAAACTAAAGGATGGTAAAAAAAACTCTTAAACAGGTAAGCCTGATAAGAGACTTCTGTAATCCAGTTATAGATTACAATATCAGCAAATCCATATCGTATAGTCAGACCTTAGCATACAATACTTGTCCACACCAATGGGCATTGAAATATGTTAAAGGATTGCAAGAGTATAAGCCTTCCATTCATACAGTCTTTGGCACAGCAGTACATGAAGTAATGCAGGAATGGTTAACAGAACTCTATGAAGGAACAGTAAAGAAGTCAAATGAAATGAATTTGAATGCTCTTCTACTGGAGAAAATGCACACAATTTATGCTCACGAGAAAGAAAAGTACGGAAAACATTTCTCTACCTCTCAAGAGCTTTCTGAGTTTCATAATGATGGTATTGAAATTCTAGAGTACGTTCGTAAGAAACGCTCTGTTTACTTCGGTACCAAGTACTATAAGCTGGTTGGAGTAGAAATTCCTCTTATACATAAAATATCTGACAATGTTTTCTTCAAAGGGTATATCGATATTGTTCTCTACGATGACCAAGACGATAAGTATATCATTTTAGATATCAAAACATCAACTTCAGGATGGAATGACTACGCAAAGAAAGATGATAAAAAGCTAGCACAGTTACTTCTTTATAAAGAATTCCTAGCAAGACAATTTGATATAGATGTTGATAAGGTAGATGTAAAATATTTTATTGTAAAGAGAAAGGTTCCTAAAGATCCAGAATTTGCAGCAATGGGTAGAAGAGTTCAAGAGTTTGTACCTCCATCAGGAAAGATTAAAAGAGGTCAAGCCACTACAGCACTTACAAAATTTATTAACGATGCTTTTGATAGTCATGGACAGTACATCGATAAAGAGTACGACAAGACTCCTTCAAGATCAAATTGTATGTTCTGTGAATTTAAAGGAACAGAGCACTGTCATGCAGGTGTTTTAGGATAAGGGTATATTTATATATACATATAATTATATAAACAATGAACACTAAAAAATTAACATCGGTTAAGGTAGAAGAAGATCTTCTACAGGAATTTAAAGAACAGTGCGTAAGGCATAAATTTTCTCTACAAAAGCTTGTAGACAGAGCAATTTTTTTATATCTTACAGAAGATAACTTCAAGCAAAAGTTACACACACAAACAAATATTAAATTAAAATAGTTACATGAAAGAAAAATTTCGTTATGTTAAGAAGGAGGATCGTAAAAAGATTCTCTTGTTATGCGATGATATTAGGATGCATTCCGGTATCGCAACTATGGCCAGAGAGATTGTTGTAGGAACATCTCACCACTTTAATTGGGTCAATTTAGGAGCAGCTATCAATCATCCAGAAGCAGGTAAAGCATTTAATATCTCAGCTGAGGTAGGAAAGTTAAACGGTATAGAAGATGCTGATGTAAAGGTAATTCCTAACAATGGTTATGGAGATGCTATGCAAATAAGAAATTTAATTGCTCAAGAAAAACCAGACGCTATTTTTATATTTACTGATCCAAGATACTGGACTTGGTTGTTTGAAATAGAAAGAGAGATTAGAAATGAAATTCCTTTAATGTATTTAAACATTTGGGATGACTATCCAGCACCTCTGTATAATAAACCTTACTACGAGTCATGTGACTTATTGATGGCAATCTCAAAACAAACTAAAAATATTAATGAAATAGTTTTAGGAGAAGCAGCTAAGGGTAAGCTACTTAAGTATGTTCCTCATGGAATAAACGATAAGCATTTCTTTCCTATGACTTCAGTAGATGAATTAGAAACACTAGGTAAATTTAAGAAAGACTTATTCCAAGGAAAAGATATCGAGTTCGTAGCATTCTTCAACTCTAGAAACATTAGAAGAAAATCTCCAGGAGATGTAATTCTTTCTTATAGAATGTTCTGTGATTTGATCGGAGAAGAGAAAGCTAAGAAATGTGCCCTTGTAATGCATACACAAGCTGTAGATGAAAATGGTACAGATCTTTATGCAGTAAGAGAAGCAATTTGTGATGACAGTTATGTAAATGTATTCTTCTCACAAGAGAGATTAGATACTCCACATATGAACTTACTGTATAATATAGCAGACGTTGGAATGCTTATCACTTCAAATGAAGGATGGGGGTTGTCTTTAACTGAAACTATGATGGCTGGTAAGATGATTATTGCCAACGTAACAGGTGGTATGCAAGATCAAATGAGATTTACAGATGAGAACGGTAAGTGGATTGACTTCACTTCAGACTTCCCTTCTAATCATAGAGGAACATATAAGGAGTGTGGTGAGTGGGCAGTCCCTGTATTCCCTTCAAACATTTCAATGGTAGGCTCAGTTCCAACTCCTTATATCTTTGATGATAGATGTCGACCAGAAGATGTAGCTAAAGCTTTAGAAGAAGTTTACAACATGGGTAAAGAGGAAAGAAACAGAAGAGGAGCACTAGCAAGAGAATGGGTAACATCAGATGAATCAGGAATGTCAGCACGTCAGATGTGTGAGAATGTACTTGATTCAATGGATGAAACATTTGAGAAGTTTGTTCCTAGAACTAGATTTGATCTTTACAAAATAGAGGACCGACCAAAAAAATATATCACACATAAATTAATATACTAGTTATGAGTAAACCTACATTAGTA